ATGAATATCGAACATCCGATGGTGACACAAATGAATGATTTCGGCTATCCAAAACGTTACTGGCCATATGAAATGTCCCGAAATGGTTATCGATTAGAGGACGAGAACCGTGAGAAAGGATTTGATGATGATGAGACATCAGATGACATTTGATGCCCGAAAAGAAGCACAGCATTGCCTAGTACAAGCTGGCGGCTGGATCACTTTTCATCAAAAAGAGCCGATGTTTGCTTTCCCCACGGCAGAAGAAAAACGCACATACATAACCCTCATGGCAGAAAAAGACGTTGATGACAATAAGAAGGAAAGGATGAATGCGACATGAATCGATTGAAGCAAATCATGACATTCCTGAAATGTTTGCTCAATGCGGGTCAAAACGAACAAGACATTCGGCAGTGGGCGAAGGATGACGGGAGATCGTAGCATGGTCCTTCATTTTATCATTGAAAAAGAACATTTATGCAAAAAAGAGACATTGATAAACAGAATTCAAGCAGCCGCAAAAGCGCAATGCTCAAGCAGAATAAAAGGCGCATTATCACTCGACATTCGCTTATTTTACAATATGCCCATTGATCTAGCGAACAGCCAAGACACGCGTACATCTGCTGAAAAAGGCTTGATACGCCCAGTACACATCTGCATTCTTCAACCAAATTTGCAGTATATACAAGAAGCACTTCATGCCATTGCCGATGACGCCTCTTTACAGATTGTAGAATTAAGAGTTTCACAGTTTTATAGCATGCGTCCTCGAATGGAAATCATCTTAAATACGATGGGTGATGATATGAGATCCTCACCACCAAATAAGGAGACAAGCATATGAACGAGCCAAAACAACTCATGATTCAAGAAAACCAGACATTTGTCGGTGAAATGGAAAAAGGAAAGATTCAAGTCATTGTGTTAGATGGAAACGTAGGAACGGCTTATATGATGGATGTACCTGAGCATGGAAAAACGATTATTCAAACAGCAAAAGGGCATTTTGCAAGAGTCGATCATGAGATTGGTTTTAAAATCAGCTAGTCTGATGAACAAGAACAACTGAATAAGTCCAAGACGGAAAGCCTGCGGACACTGATCAAGACCCTATAAAAAGGGGCTGATTGGTGTCCGTTTTTTATTTTCTTAAAAAAGGGAGAGAGCACAGATGCAAGATTTACTGATTGAATATAAAAGAAGTTTAAAAGATGCCAGAAAACGATATGAACAATTGAAAGACAAAGAAGAGAAACAGATGTCAGATCAGGACAAACATGATCAAAAAATGATCGCCAGTATGGTCAGTGATTTAGAATACGTGGTGGAATGGCTTCAAATCGGTAGAGAGCCAGGCGCACGCAGAGGATTAGATAGACGGTCTGTGTATCAGCGCACCATTCTTGCTAATCAAGAGGTATTAGAGGCTTTATCACATGAATACACCCTCATTCAAGAGAAAGAAAGAGAGGTAAGTGAGCGGGACAAAAGGCGAATTGACGAAGCCTTATCCGTTTTGACAGATCGAGAGAAGGACGTATTTTTTATGCACACAACACAGGGTCTGTCATTTAGCGAGATTGCGATCATGCTAGATGTAAAAAAAGGAACAGTCCAAAAACATATGGAAAGAGCTCGGACCAAAATGTCCAAAAAAGTACAAGAACGCCTATTCAGAGCTGCTGAATAGGCGTTTTTTCTTTCATCACATCAATCTTCAAAAGCTTGTCTTACAGTTGCCACCTATAGTTAGAAAGACCAAACGAATGTTTGCTAGCCCGGCACAAATGATTTCTCTTCAGGGAATCATTCGAACTAAAAGGAGGCGGCAGGTGAATGTAAATGAAAGATAAACGGATAGAGGCTAAGCAGGATTATATGAAAGGGATGACGTACCAGCAACTAGCCGATCATTACAACGTCTCCATCCATACCGTTAAATCATGGAAAAGACGATACGGCTGGCAAAGACAAAAAACACCGTCAAAGCAGGCGCACTCGATCTTTCATCAATTTCTTTCAGATGAAACGATTGAAATCATGGAAAAAATGGATGGGCGCACATCTCTTGATATCATCTGGGATCAAATTCAAATTCAATACGCAGCCATTATTCGAGCGCAGCGCATCATGCATGTAGCAGATCAAGATGACATGATCAAAGAACTGAAAAAGGCGACGTACTTGCCTTCTTCATTAGAGGAAGAAACAGGCGAAGGCATTCATCCAGAGCCAGAGATCACGGCAGAGGAATTTTCGTTTCAATTTTCATGGGATCGGCATGCTACTTTTTTAAATGCCCAATCTCGTGCAATGGGAGAACTAAGACGGCTGATTAAACAGTTTGAAGAGCTCGCTCACGCAAAAGATGAACGAAGATTAAGGCTGAAGCAAATTGAGCTGACAATCGAAAAAACAAAAAAAGCAGTTCGTGAGGAAAAAGAAGAAGATCTTCATATCATGATCAAAAGAAAAGAGGACGATTCATGACGCCGTTGATTGAAAAAGAAGTCAATCCTCACTTTGAACACTTTTTGTTCGATTGGAATCAAAAGTTTCAGTTTTTAGTAGGCGGTTATGGCTCCTCCAAAAGCTATCACATTGCTTTAAAGCTGATTTTAAAACTGCTTGAGGAAAAACGAACAGCACTTGTCATTCGAGAAGTGTATGATACGCACCGGGAGTCGACCTACTCTCTTTTACAAGAAATCGTCAGCGATCTTGGCATCGATCATCTAGTAAAGTGCCGCAGTTCACCGCTTGCTCTCACTTTTCGCAATGGGAGCAGCATTTTATTTAAAGGACTGGACAAGCCTGAGAAATTGAAGTCGATCAACAACATCTCAATGATTTGGATTGAGGAGTGTTCCGAGGTTTCTTATGAAGGGTTTAAAGAACTGCTTGGAAGGCTGAGACATCCGGTTTTACCTCTTTATATGATGTTATCGACGAATCCCGTTGGTCAGGATAATTGGACGTACAGACATTTCTTTCGAGATGAGCAGCTGAAACGTTTTGTCCTTGATGACGAAACCTTATACAAACAGCGAACCATCGTGATAAAAGATACGTACTATCACCACTCAACAGCAGAAGACAATCTATTTCTTCCTAAAAGCTATGTCAAGCAGCTGGATGAGCTGAAAGAATACGATCCAGATCTTTATCGAATTGCAAGGAAAGGATACTTCGGTATCAATGGCACAAAAGTGTTTCCGCAATTTGAGGTCAGACAGCATGCTGACGTATTAGAAGCGATCGGGCAGATTGAAAGACCGCTGAAACGAGCGGGGATGGATTTTGGATTTGTCGAATCCTACAATGCGCTCATTCGGTTAGCTGTCGATCATGAAAAAAAGTACTTATATATTTATTGGGAATATTACGACCGCGGGAAAACGGATGATGAAACAGCTGTTGATTTGAAAGAATTTGTTGAATCAAAGGAACTGATTAAGGCAGATGCAGCAGAGCCTAAAACGATTCACTATTTTCGGCAGCACGGATTTCAAATGGTCGCTGCGCATAAGTTCCAAGGGTCACGTTTGCAATATACAAAGAAAATCAAACGATTTAAGAAAATCATTTGTTCTGATGCTTGCCCTTATACCATCTATGAACTTCAATCACTAACCTATAAGGCAGATAAGAACGGCCGCTTAGAGGAAGATGAATTTCAAATCGACCCACACACATTATCCGCCATTTGGTATGCGCTAGATGATTATGAGGTGACCGATTTGAAACAGACTGCTTCAGAGCGTGTCCGTCCAAACCGAGAGAGGAGGTCCATACAATGAAACAATTAAAAGCAACGATTATGAAGGCCAACATGTCTGATCATACAAAACAAATGTATGAGGATGAATTTTCATACGAAAAAGATGACATTGTCCCGCCGCCCTACCATATCAATGAATTAAAAAGCATGGCAGAATACTCAACGATTCTTCAGCAATGTATAGATGCGTATCGAACAAATATTTTAGGCTTTGGCTTTGGGGTGGAATACGCCTTTGATTTTAATGCGGAAGATGTGAAACCGGTCAAAAAGAAGACAGCCGAGAAGGAATGGACAAGACTCGAAGAGTTTACGAAATACATGAACTATGATGAGTCTGCTGACGTGATTCTTGGTTATGTCCTAGAAGACCGGGAGAAAACAGGAAATGGCTTTTTAGAGGTGCTGCGCGATGGACAAGGAAAGCCGGCAGGAATCGAGTATTTGGATGCACTCCATATCCGCATTTGCAAGCTGAGTGAGCCAGTCGACGTCGAATTCCGCTACACAGAAAACGGCGAATTAAAGACGATGAATCGCAAGAAACGATTCCGAAAATATGTGCAGGTCATCAATGAGAAGAAAGTCTTTTTCAAGGAGTATGGTGATCCGCGCATATTAAATTATGAAACAGGCAAGTACGATGATGCTACACCAGAACCACTTCAAGCAACAGAAGTCATTCATTTTAAAATTGGCAGTGGGACGTATGGGATTCCCCGCTGGATTGGCAACATCGTCAATATGTATGGCGCACGAAAAGCAGAAGAGCTGAATTATCTTTATTTTAAGCAAGGAAGGCATGTACCTGGTGCCATCATTGTTGAAAACGGCATGCTGTCAGAGACTTCTTATCAGCAGCTACAAGATTATATGGATGATATTGAAGGGTCTGATCATGCGCATAAGTTTTTATTGCTCGAAGTAGAAGGGCTTCCGACAGAAAAAGGATTAACAGGTGAAGAAGATGTATCAAATGTCAAAGTGAACTTTAAATCCTTGGCGGAAATCCTGCAAGAGGATGCGCTCTTTTTAGAATACGATGAAAAGACGAGAAACAAAATCCGCTCCGCTTTTCGTCTGCCGCCTATTTACACAGGAGAGTCACAAGATTATAACAAGGCTACAGCAGATACCGCGCGAAAAACAACGGAGGAGCAAGTGTTTCAGCCAGAGCGGCATCTTATTACAGGGAAACTCAATACTCTTTTTCTCCCGGATTTAGATATATGGCATGTCCGCTTTCTATTAAATGGTCCTGACTTTAGAGATCCATTAGAGATAGCGAAGGTTCTGACACCATTTATTCAGGCTGGGGCAGTATCGCCAAATGATTTACGAGATCTTGCGGGGCGTATTCTTGGTAAGACGTTAGAGGAATGGCCGGAAGAATTCTACCACCGACCTTTAGAAAGCCGCATAAAAACAGCTGATGGTCTGTCTCCATCCGAGTCAAACCAGCTGAAGAAATAGAAGGACGTGAGCTTTTTTTGAAAGGGGGTGAACATATGCCAAGGGAATTAAAAAACGCAAAAATTACACATGTTTCCTATGTGGACAAGGCCGCCAACCAAAAGAAATTTTTCTTGATGAAAGCAAAGAAAAAGCAGCCTGACTTTCAAAAAGAAGTCAGTGTCCTGACGAAGGCAGAGGATGCGCATCGCCTCGTATATGGCGTCGTGTATGAACCGAATACACCTGATGCACATCAAGACTTTATGTCGGCCAAAGAAATTGAAAGAGCAGCACACGGTTTTATGAAAGATGCCCGTCACATTGATAAACAGCATGATTTTCAAGACGGTGTTGGCGAAGTCGTCGAATCATACATTGCCCCAGCGGATTTTGAAGTAGGCGGGGAGCTGATTCAAAAAGGATCTTGGGTACTTGTGACAAAGGCATCACAAGATATTTGGGACCAAATTCAGCAAGGCCATATTACAGGCTACTCAATGGCTGGAACAGCAGACATCATCGCAATAGAGGAACACGATCAGCTCCTATCTCAAGAAACGAACGAGAGAGGGCTTTTTTCTTTGCTGAAAAATTTCTTTTTGAAAGAGGAAGGTGCAGATATGCCACAACAATTTTGGAGCGTTTTAGATCATCTGCTGGAAACGTTGCAGTCAAGTGATGGTGATGAGTCTAGCGTAAGAGCGGCACTTGAACAATTGATTCCAATTGTGCAGGATGTGTTGAAAACAAATGATGTCCTCCAAACGATTGGCGAAAGACCAGCATCCGTTCAAAAGCAAGATGCCGGATTAACGACTGATCAAGTACGCGAACTAGAAAAAGCAAAAATGGCCATCGACAACGTTTTACAACAAGCGGATAAACAAGGGACAGATCAAACAGGTGAAGAAGAACCTGTACAAAAAGTGCTGGAGCAAGTGGTTGCGCCAATTCGTCATCAGCTCTCTTCCTTAGAGAAATCAGCAGGCAGAGAAAAAGCAGCGATTCAGGAAGTGCTTCAGCAACAGCTACTGCCTATTTCAGAGCGGATACACATGCTTGAAAAAGCGCGGGGCATTTCTAAACAAACAAATCACGATACACAAAATGATATGACAAAGCCCATATGGGATGGCTTACTATAAGCCTAAATAAGGAGGAAAAAGTGTGAGAAATCAAGAGTTGATTCGCAAGGCTGAAATGACACTTGCCAGCTTAAAAACAGGCGGTCTCATGAACGCAGCCCAATCCAACACATTCATTAGAATGATGCAAAATACACCAACCGTTTTAAATGATGCACGTATCATTCCAATGGAAAGTGATTCACAAAAAATCGAAAAAATCGGCTTCGGTCAGCGCATTTTACGCCCAGCAGAAGAAGGCAAAGCGCTTGATGCAAAAGACCGTGTTGTCCCAGCGACAAGCACTGTCCAGCTCAATGCAAAAGAAGTCATTGCTGAGATCCATATGACGTACGACAGCATTGAAAACAACATTGAAAAAGACGGGATTCAGCAGACCATTATGCAAATGCTGGCGGAACGAGCGGCAGTCGATATTGAAGAACTGATCGTCAACGGTGATACAACATCACAAGATCCATTTTTAGCTCAAATGGATGGCGTACGAAAACAGGCAGTTTCTCATATTGTCGATGCGAATGGAGCGGAAATTAGCCGTCAAATGTTCAAACAAGCCTATAAAGCGATGCCGTCAAAATATTTACGTGTACCTCAGGATTTCCGTTTTTATACATCCCCAAGTTTAGAGGTCGAGTGGAAAGACCAAGTAGCAAACCGTCAGACCGGTCTCGGAGATGCGGCGATTCAAGGCGGACTTTCTTCTGCATTCGGTGTTCCGGTCAAAGGTCTTGCCAATATGCAGCCATATGATGAAGAAGGAACAGACGTATCAGATATTTTACTGACACATCCGAAAAACATTATCGTAGGGTTTTCTCGCAATATTCGTATTGAAGTAGAAAAAGATATTCGCAGCCGTAAGTTTATCATTGTTCTGACAGCGAAGCTCGACAGCAAATTTGAGGAAGAGGATGCTGTAGCCAAAGTAATGAAAGTGAAAGAGTAGGTGACAGCAGGCTATGATCATTTCTGCTGAGGAACTACAAGCCTATTCTGTATTTGATCGCGTGAAAAATCGTTCTGTAGAGAGACTAGCGGCAGATATTATTGAAGCAGAAGCAGCGGTATTTCAAATTGTCGGGCACGATTTTACACATGAAAAATATCAGCCCATTCCTGAAAAAGCAAGGATCGCCTTATTAAAAATGGCCCAGTATTTTGCCATGCTGAATGATGATGAATCCATGATAAAAGGATTGACTTCAGAAAAAATGGGTGATTATTCATATGCAAAGGCAGCGGACAAAGTGAAAGGCAGACCTTATGTGTATGCCCTTCTTGTTGATTATATTGAACCTTCACTAACTGGCGGCAGCGCCAATTTAAAGGTGAGATCATTATGAGTTATGATTCTCTATTAACGGATCGCTGTGATCTTTTTCACTTAGAGAATGAAGAGGCAGTCCGCGGCAAATTTGGTATACCAGCAGGAGATCTGCAAACGGACATTTCTTATCCTGATACACCAAGTATGAGAGATGTGTCTTGCTATGTTGTAGAAAAAAGCCAGTCACTCGTGCAAGAAGAACCGAATACAGTCATCTATCAGTCCTATCTCGTCCATTTCCCTTTAGCAAGCGACATTCGCTTGCATGACAAAATGGTGTGGAACGGCATCTCACTCAAATTGCAGCAGCCAAAAAGAGTGAAAAATCATCACATGGAAGTGATGGCCGTCAGAAAGGAAAACCTATGAAAATTGATGGACTTGACCGGCTGCTATCCCAGCTCCAACAGGCAAATAGTGGCGGCTTAACGGCGCAATATCAAGAGTGGTTACAGGAAATGGGCTTACAGTTTTTAGACATCATTCAAGATGAAATCATCAAAGAAAAGGCTGTTGATACAGGCCGTCTCCTCAATTCCTTTCAAAAAGGTGACAAGGAGAATCACTTTCTCACTTCCCGAGGCGGGCTCACGCTAGAAGTAGGGACACAGCTCGATTATGCTTCTTACGTGAATGATGGACATGCCATTTCTTCAAATGGAGAACGAAGATGGGTGCCTGGCAGATGGAACGGCAACCGCTTTGAATATGATCCGAATGCCAGTACTGGCATGATGCTTTCATCTCAATGGATTGAAGGAAATGGGTACTGGGATCATGCCGTCATGCTCTATGAACAAATGTTTGAACACTCGCTGGATCGAAAGCTTCAAAGCTGGATCGATCGACATTTTGGGAGGTGATGGAATGAATCAAGAAGTCGGGGCAATCATGCATTATATATACACACGCTATCCAGTGAAAATGTATGATCGTCTTCTGCCAGAGCGTTTTCAAGTGCCATCTGTTTATGTGCCGCCAGTGACTGTCATTAGTGGTCCAGATACAGTGTCTACTTTTATGAAATCTTATTCGCTGCAAGTGAAAGTGTTTCATATGGATACAGAAAAAGCGCATGATGCGGCGGAAACAGTCGTCGATGCATTGCTTGCTGATCGTCAAATCATTCAGATGATCAGTGAAGATGGAGAGGTGCTTGATGATTATGTCCGCATAAAAAGAGTGGAAACAAGAATCATAGATCAAGGTGTAGCAGCGATTGTCCTGACATGGGATAGCAGCTATTGGTACAACCGAGATAAACAGCCAAGCCTAGAAGATATCAATTTTTCAGATGGGGTGATCAAACGTGAGCAAGACTAAAAAAACACAGCTCGATCAAACAGCGGGCGAAGAAAAAGAATTTGGCTTTTCATTTGAAGCCTTAAAAGAGTACAGCAAGGATCTTTTTGGGGTAAAACCAGAAATCCTTGAAGGTGCTCTTTTTTATATCAAACATCAACCAATTACAAAAACAGAAGCAAAGAAGCATATCGATGCTTTTTTGTCCAAGGAGGTTTAAAGGATGAACGGAGGCACTTTTACACCAGGTACAGAGAAAAAGCGTCCTGGCATTTACTTTAATTTTAAAACAACAGCAGAGCAGCGAATTACTTTAGGCGAGCGAGGAACAGTTGCACTTCCTCTTGTCATGAGCTGGGGAGAACCAAAAACCTTTATTTCCGTTTCCGATATGGAAGACTTAAATAAAAAGGTCGGGCTTAACATTGATGATAAGTCACTTCTTCTTTTCCGTGAAGCGAAGAAAAAAGCGCAAACGGTCTTGCTTTACCGCCTAAACGAAGGAGAGCCAGCCAAAGCGGAAATCGCAGAAAACTTTGTGGTCACAGCCAATTATGGTGGTCAAAAAGGAAATGAGATTACCATTCAAGTGGCAGAAAATGTACTCGACAGCACAAAACGTGACGTCATCACCTATCTTGGAACAGATATTGTCGATAAACAGGTGGTCACAGATGTCAAAGATCTTGTGAAAAACAAATACGTTCAATTTTCTGGTGAAGGCGAAGCGGTCATTACTGCTGGAGCGGCTTTAAGCGGCGGGAAAAACGGTGTGGCAAGTGTCGCAGATTATACAGCTTTCCTAGAAGCAGCTGAAACGGAATACTTTGATGTTATTGCACTCCCAGTCGATAATAGTGAGCAATTAAAAGCAACATTCGCGTCATTTATTGAGCGTTTACGTAATAAGCAAGGACGTAAGGTGCAAGGCGTTGTGGCTAACTATGCAGCTGATCAAGAAGGTATCATCAATGTCACAAGCGGTGTTGTTTTAGAAGACGGAACAGAACTCGCGCCTGCTCAAACAACAGCTTGGGTCGCAGGAGCAAGTGCAGGAGCGACTTTTAATCAGTCACTGACCTTTGTTGAATACGAAGGCGCAGTCGATACATTAGAGCGTCTTGATAATGATCAAGTAGAATACCGTTTATCACAAGGAGAGTTTCTTTTCACTTTCGATGCAAGAGACCGCACGGTGAGCGTTGAAAAAGATATTAACTCTTTGACAAGCTTCACGGTTGAAAAGAACCAGCAAATGGCGAAAAACAAAATCATCCGTGTGCTAGATGCAATCAACAATGATTTAACATTTGAACTGAAAAATTTGATTAAATTACGCAAAGCCAATGGCAATGACATTCCAGCATCTGATGATGGAGTGCAGCTTGTGAAAACACTGATTACACAGTATCTCACACAACTTCAAGATGGCAGCGGTATTACAGGCTTTAACTCAGAAACAGACATCGTCATTGGCCTCAATGAAGATCGTGATGGATTTATCATCGATTTAGCAGTACAGCCAGTAGACGCAGCAGAAAAATTCTATTTCAATGTGGAGGTGAAGTAAGATGGCTTTTAAAGCGCAAAATACAATCTCAGGTAAAGAAGGTCGTCTTTTCTTAGAAGGTGAGGAGCTTGCCTTTATCAAAACGTTTGAAGCAAACGTGGAGAAAAATAAATCAGAAGTGAACGTAATGGGCCGCCGAATGACTGGCCATAAAACAACTGGGGCAAACGGAACAGGAACAGCAACATTCTATAAAGTTACGTCACGTTTCGTTCAACTCATGCTCAACTATGTGAAAAAAGGGGAAGATCCTTATTTCACTCTTCAAGCGGTAATTGATGATAAATCATCAGGCCGAGGCACAGAGCGTGTGACATTATTCGATGTCAACTTTGATTCAGCTAAAATTGCTGGACTAGATGTCGATTCAGAGGCACTTGAAGAAGAAGTTCCATTTACATTTGAAGACTTTGATCTGCCTGAAAAGCTGAAGAATTCTTTCTAAGAAATGCGGAGGAAATTAGCTAATTAATTAGCTAAATAAAAACCAAATATGCTATAATGCAAATGTAATGAAAAATGAATGCATTTGTAATGCACATTGCAATAAATGACACACAAAATGATGTTTACATGCAAAGCGATTTGCATACAATAAAAAGAAGCCAGGATGCGCTAACATCCCGGCAATGTACAATGAGGCCCTTCAAGGGGCTGGCTTATCAATTAGATAGTTTTAAGGATAGACTTTCCCTTTCACCTACCAAAGCTCAAGGGGAGTCTATTTTTTGTTTATATACGTCAACAAAGCAAGGATAAACATCCCGAATAAAAGCATTAGGGAAATCGCTTGGAACGTTGACATGAGCATCACCCCCTTCCTATCGGGGATGAGCCAGACACCCTTGAGCAAGCCGTTCAATTGTACGAGTTATATTATACATGAAAAGATTGGAAAGCACATTCAAAAAATGGATGTGCTTTTTTGTATTCAAAAAACAAACAAAAGGGAGTTTTTAAACATGAGCGAAAAACAAACATTTGATCTTTCATTTTTTATGCCAGGACAAACAGTAGAAGCAGAAGAGGTCAAAGTACCAATTTCTAAGCGTTTTGTTGATAAAAAAGGGAATGTCATTCCTTTTGTCTTCAAAGCGATTACCACGGAACGTATTGATGAACTGGAAAAAGAAAACACCACGTTCAAAAATGTCAAAGGCAGAGGCCGCGTAAAAGACTTAGACAGCCAGCGCTTCTATGCACGAATTGCCATTGAATCGACGATTTATCCAGATTTCCGCTCAAAGGAATTAAGAGAAGCCTACAGCACACAAGATCCAGTTGAAGTTGCAAAACGTGTTTTATCTGTCGGCGGTGAATATGCAAACTGGTTAAACAAAGCGATTGAAATCAATGGATTTGAAGACGAAATTGAAGATTTAGAAGACGCAGCAAAAAACTAATAAAAGATGGGGATAAGGAAGCGGTGTTTTTATATTACGCCATGCATGAGCTTCACTATTCTCCATCAGAACTCCTCGATTTATACGAAGCACCAAGACAATTTAAGGCATTCTTATTCGGACTCATCAGCTACAAGCTCGACATGCTAGAAAAAGAAGCAAAGAAAGGAGGGAAATAAACTGGCGAAGCTCACTGCACGATTTGAATTAGAAGACAAAGTATCAAAGAAGCTGTTGCGCATTCAAAAACGATTTCAAACGTTTGAGAAGCAGCTCAAACCATTTAGAAAACCGGTGAAAATAAGCCTGGAAATGGATGAAAAGAAGCTAAGGAACCTCAATTTATCGATGAGAAGGTTTTCTGTATTATCCATGAAGCTAGATCAAGGAATCTATCGTGATCTCAAATCATTAACAAACCAGCTGAACATGATACCGAAACAGATGGTCATATCGATTCAAGCAAAAGGACTAGATGTCATTAAATCCAGTATAGATCGCTTGAAACAATCACAAGCAAGTCCAATCCTGCTGACGTTCAAACTGAATGATCAGTTGTCAGGAAAAATGTCATCGATCAAAAAATCAATCCTTCAGCTCATGAACAGAACATACTATATGAGATTAAACATGGTTGACCAAGCCACCGCTGCCATTCAACGAATCAAAAAGACACTCAAAAGCTTGACAATGGCTAAACACGAAATCAGAGTATCTGTTCAAGACAATGCAAAGAGTAAGTTGAAAAAACGAGATCAGGCAGAGTCAGTTGTGAAAGAAAAGAAAATCAAAAAAAAACCTAATGCGACAGCTGCTACAAAAACGAAGGAAAACAAACAAAGCTGGCTGGGGAATTTGGGGAACAAGGCGTTAAAAGAAATTGAAAAATATGCAGGTGACGTCTCAGATAAATTGAAGGAAAAATTAAGCCCAAGGAAATTTTGGGATGAGAAGGCGCTACCTTGGGTTGAAACGAAAATAGACGAATACAAGCAAGAAGTAATAGGACGAATTAGTGAGAAAATTAAAATCAATCCTGAAGAGTATCTAGATAAATGGTTTAACAAAGGATTAGATTTGATCCTTGGTCCGAAAAACCAATCGAGCGAAAACAACACTAACTCATCAGCTCAAAATCAAACGACAGAAACCCCAACAAATCCAACTCCTAATACGCAGCAAAATAATCGAAATGGAAAAGGTTTGTTTCGTAGTAGTTGTTGCCCTTGTTGTGCTCGTGGTTTAAGTAGGCGTGGCTCTAATAGGACAAGAAATAGAAATGGTCGTTCACAAAGACAACCCTCAAATCCTACCGCCACAGCAAGAACGGAGAGGTATAGAAGACCTCAAGGTAGATTAGCAAAACTTAAAACAAGTGCAGGTAAGATTTTTGAAAAAGTACCTAGTGGATTGAAGAAAACCACAGGTATAGTAGCCTCTGTAGCCGGACTTGCGGGCTTGATGAAAGGTAGTGGGGGGCTAAGTGGATTAGGAGATGTACTTAAAAATATAGGAAAAGGAAGTAGCCAGCTTTTAAAGAGAGTGCCTATCTTGGGGAACTTATTGAGTGCTACAGATTTGATAGGAACAACGAAAGAAAACGTTGGAGAAAAAGTAGGTGGATTCTCTGGAGGGCTTGCAGGAGGAATTAGTGGAGCAGCAATAGGCCAAACTCTAATTCCTATACCGTTTGTAGGAGCTGCTGTTGGGGGTGTTGCTGGGAGCATCGCCGGAACTTTAGGTGGGTCAAAACTTGGGGAATTATTTGATACCTCAAAATTAAAAGAGAATATTTCAAATACGTTATTTAGTGAGGATTGGTGGAGTGAAAAGTGGGGAAGTGTTAAAACCTCCGCAGAGAAATCTTTAGGGAACTTAAGTGAAAAATGGGAAGATATAAAAACAACAGCATCTAATACACTATTTAATTCAGAATGGTGGGCAGAACAGGCCGGGTACATTACTGGAGCTTTAGAATCTACTGTATTTAATGGAGAATGGTGGAGCGAGAAATGGGATGCTATCAAGGATTGGACGCAAGAAAAATGGGACGGTGCAGTCGAGATATGGAATTCTATCACAAAAAAACTTGGTGAGACCGTTTTTAACGGAGAGTGGTGGGGAGAAAAATGGGATAGCGTAAAAAAATGGACCAAAGAAAAATGGGATGGTGCCGTTAATATATGGAACTCAATTAAAGGAAAAATCCGTGAAACTGTCTTTAATAAAGATTGGTGGGGCGAGAAGTGGGATGATGTAAAAAATTGGTCGGAAAATAAATGGGAACAATCAAAAACAATTTGGTCAGCTGCAAAAGCAACTGCTTCTTCTACCCTATTTAATAAGAACTGGTGGACAAATAAGTGGAATGATGTAAAGTCTTGGGGTAAAAATATTTTAGGAGATACATGGGATTTAATTAAAAGTAAAGGCGCAGAAGTTATTGGTAGGCATATTGTAAAATTTGAAAAAGGTCGGGAAAAAGGTCGGAAAGATTTTAAACCTGATCAAAAAGCCACAGGCGGCTATATCACCCAGCCTACCTTATCATGGATTGGTGAAGCGGGTAACGAATTTGTCATTCCAACTCAAAATAACCGGGGCCGTGGGAAGATGTTGCTTGCACAAGCTGCTTCTCATCTTGGAATGTCTGTTGTACCAAGCAGCAGCGGAGCAGCAAGTCCAGTTTCTAGCTCTCCAGCTCCAATAACGCCAAATGCTCCAGCAGCTCCAACTGCTTCTGCCGGTTCAATTGGTGGAACGGTTTCAATGAATGGAAACATCCAATCTGCCAGCATAGGTGAGCAATTTAATCATGATTTTGAACAAGGGCTGAATCAAAAGGTGGTTTCACTTGATCAATGGAAGCAAAAAAACATTCAGCAGCCATTTAATCAAATGACATCAGATTCAGGAAAGTACGGACAACAAACGGTATCGGCATTTGCTACTAGCCAGCAAATGACACCAACAGGAACTGACAGCTTTTTGCAAAGTCGTGTAAAAGCACCATACCAACAAGTGATGACAGCATCACCAACTTGGGGTTCTGGAACGGTTAGTGGCTTTGCAACAGGTCAAAATGCCACATCAATTGGCACAAGCCAATACGTAGACCAACACGTCAAACAACCATTCCTGCAGGCCAAACAAGAATCACCAGGATGGGGTTCAGGAATGATCGACGCCTTCAATAGCGGCATGCGTTCAAAAGCAAGTGAAGTCACACAAGCTGCCAAAGAAATGGCGAAGAAAGTGGAACAGGCGTTTAGAGAAGAACTAGACATTCATTCTCCTTCGCGTGTCATGATGAGTCTAGGGAAATTCGCATCGATCGGTGTCGTCAAAGGGCTCGATTCAGTTGATGTGAAAAAGTTTGCTGAAAATCAAGCGGGTTCATTAATCGGAGCGTTCAGCGGTATGGGTGCTTCAGGTCTTAGTGTTCAGCAGTGGCTCATGGCAGCTCTGATGGCGACTGGCACATCGATGAGTTGGCTTCCAGGTCTTATGACAATCGCTCAGCACGAATCAAATGGTAACCCGAAAGCCATCAACTTGTGGGATTCCAACGCCAAGAAGGGAACGCCCTCTAAAGGGTTAATGCAAACCATTGGACCGACCTTCCATTCCAATAAAGGCAAGGGCATGAATGATATTTGGAACCCAATTCATAATGCCGTAGCAGCCATTAACTACATTAAGGGCAGATATGGAACAGTCTTCAATACACCGGGATTACGGAGTATGAGAAGAGGCGGTCCTTATAAAGGCTACGCCAATGGTGGGCTGATTACTCAGGAGCAGGTAGCTAGAGTCGGTGAAGGAAACAAACGCGAATGGATTATTCCAGAAGAAAGAGGCATTCGCGGGAGATATTTATTGACGCAGGCAGCGAAGGCACTTGGAATGCAAGTCTATGATCCATCAAATGCATCTGCTCCTTTACCAGAATCACAGATGCAGCAAGTCACCTCAGCTCAGTCAGCTGGGAATACAACAACGTCAGGCAACAAACAAATCACCATCCAGTTCAATGGTGATCAGCATTTCCATAATGGACAGGATCAGCAATCGCTTGTCGAAAAAATTAGACAAATGCTTGTAGACGAACTGGAAGTAGAGCTTCAGACAGGAACGAAAGGGGTCGTGATCGATGGGTAAATCAGTGTATCAATTGTGGATTTCCCAAGGCAAGGAGAAGTTGCGATTCCCTGTGCTTCCATCCGAACTTGAGATCACAAATAACGTACAAAATGAAACGGTGAAGGTCTCCTCCTTTGGAGAACTGACTTTTATTGATGTACCATCGGCTAAACAAGTATCATTCACCTCATTATTTCCTAAGAAATATTCGCCAATTGCTGAATATAAAAGCATTCCATCACCAGAGAATGCAATAGCGAAAATTGAACGAATGATGCGTTCAAAGAAGTCTGTGCGACTGATTGTGACAGGGACTAAAATCAATATGACGTGCAGCATTGAGAGCTTCACTCACAAGGAAGGGTCTTATGACATAGGTGATCGTGAATTTACGATCGAGTTAAAGGAATATAAAACCGCATCGCCTAGGAAAATCAAACGAAAGAAAAAAGCGAAACAAACCAAAAAGAAAAGACCCTCAAAAACACCACCAAAATTGTACACTGTTAAAAAAGGAGATACTCTTTGGGCCATTTCAGGCCGTTTTTATGGCGATAGTACAAAATGGCGGCGTATTTGGAATGCCAATAAAGCAGCGATGATCAAACGAAGTAAACTCAATATTAAACAGCCGGGATATTGGATTTTTCCAGGGCAAAAATTGAAAATACCACAATAGGGGGGCTGACATTGATTGAGCTTTTTGCCATCAGAAGCGGTACGATGTATGAGCTTGTCACAGAGAGTGTGACACTTCAGGGGCAAAGGTATCAGGCCCCTCGCTCTATTCAGGCGAACATTATCACAAAGCAAGGCAGTCAAACATATTACCGTGTCTCAGAAGGAGACACGGTTCTTTTTAAATGGAAAGGAAAAGAGCTGTTCAGAGGCATCGTGTTTTCTAGGACGCCTGTTGAAGGAAAGCTGACCTTTACCGCATACGATATGCTCCAATATTTAGTGAAAAACCAAGATGTATATGTTTTTTCAAATCAACGGGCAGATCAAATTTTGAGGCGGATCGGGGCAGACTTTCAAATCCCTATGACATCCATCGCAAATACAGGACATGTCATGAAGTCTCTCGTCTTTAAAAATGACACGAGTTTATATGACATCATTTTAAAAGCATTGAAGGAAACGAAGCGGCAAACCGGTAGAAATTATCAAATTTATTCTGCTAAAGGCAAGATGGGGCTGAGAGCTTGGCCCGATCCAGAGGACGTGTGGGTCATTGAATCAGGGGTCAACCTCATCGGTTATCAGTACAGCACCTCCATTGAAGAGACAGCAACACGTGTGAAGATGCGCACGTCTGTAGACGAACAGGGCAAGAATAAGAAAAAAGGTAGCAAATCAGATATTGTGGTGATCGAACAGGACAAAGCGGGTCAGAGTCAGTACGGCATTTTACAGCATGTGGAGACGGTCACAGGTCAAATCAACCAGCCGCAGCTTCAAAAAAGAGCGAAAGTACGACTAGCTGAAAAAAAAGGCGTCAAACAAGAAGTGAAAAGCATACAAGCACTCGGAATCCCTGAACTGCAAAGCGGTCTGCCAATCTATTTGAAAATCCCTGAATTCAACATCAAAAAAACCTACTGGATCGATCAAGACAAGCATGAATTCAATGGAGTGAAGCACACCATGACAATTGACGTCGTTGAGAAAAATTCCATGCCAAAGGGTGATCAAGCATGAGATTAAGTGAAGCAATTAAACGACTCGCTGTCAATGCAGTAGATGCAGCTTCTCCAATTGATCTGGTGATTGGAGAGGTCACAATGGCTTCGCCTCTTCACATCCGATTAAATGAAAACAGTAAGCTGATCATTCCAGAAGAACTGCTTATTTGGCCTAAACGCTTAAATAAGGGTGAGGATGATGAGTTGAAAAGGGGAGACAGCATTATGGTACTTGCAATGGCAGGAGGGCAGTCCTTTTACATCATCGACAAATTGTAAGGGAGGTGATGAATGTGGCACTTTCACCAGAGGAAGAAATCGAGGAAACAGAAGAAGACGAAGAGGTAGAAACCTCGACGACGTATCGCATAGATTTTGTAAATGGTAGGCTGACAAATGAAGCCATTACAGGCATTGAAGCGATCCGACAATTTATTTATATGACATTGCGAACAGAGCGCTATGCACATCCCATTTACAGTCACGACATTGGCACTGAAATTCAGGAGCTATTGACCGATACAGAAGCAACAGATGAATACAAAGAAATGGAGATTCCAAGATTGCTAGAAGAAGCATTGGTCGTTGATGAGCGGATTGATCATATTGAAGAGATAGAGGTCACGAAGCAAAATGATGCCTTTCAAGTCAAACTAGCCATTGTCACAGATGAAGGCACATTAGAAATAGAGGAGGTGATGGAGGGAGATGTTTGAGGAGCAAACGTATGAGGCGTTGATGGAAAGAATGCTGGACAGGCTGCCAGATGACATAGATAAAAGAGAAAACAGCGTCATTTGGAATGCCTTGGCGCCTGCTGCTGCTGAACTGGCTCAGTCGTATATTTGGCTTGATCAAGTGTTTGAGCTTGTCTTTGCTGATACAGCACAGGGGGAATTTTTAGATCGCCGAGCGGCAGAAGTAGGGATTGAACGAAAGCCAGCCACCAAAGCGGTGTGGTCCGTAACCATTCAACCAGAGAACGTAAACATTCCAGCAGGATCAAGATTCTTTATTGAAGACGTTTATTTTCAATTTTCAAAGGACGGTACACTAGAATGCGAGACAACTGGTACAGCCGGCAATGGGCAATTAACAGGTCAGCCGCTGCTATCGCTTGATACCATTCCAGGTCTAGAGTCGATGATCATGAAGGAATTGGTGATACCAGGGCAAGAGGAAGAAGATGATGCGTCATTATACGATCGGTATTTAATACGCGCAAGGCGAGAGGCTGTCAGTGCCAACAGAGCACATTACAAAAAGTGGGCCGAGGAAGTGGTTGGTGTCGGCAGAGCGAAAGTGTTCCCGCTATGGAATGGAGAGGGAACGGTCAAAATTGTCATCACAGATGGCAATCTAGATGTAGCATCTGAGCTTCTTGTCAAAAGGGTCCAGGAGTATATCGATCCTGTACCGGGAGAAGGAGAAGGGCAAGCTCCTATTGGCTCAAAAGCAACTGTGGAAAGCGCCAAGTGGCTGGATATTGACGTAGAAGTGTCCGTCGAACTTCAGATGGACTGGACACTTGAGGGTGCGCAAAAAGAAATAGAAGAAAAGGTCAAAGCACTGTTAAAATCAATCGCATTTGAAAAAAGTACGATTCGAATGTCCGCTTTAAATGATATTTTGTACCATTCAGAGAGTGTGTCCGATTATGCAAACGTCTTATTGAATGGGGAGTCAAAAAACTTAGTATTACAGGACATTGAGATACCACGTCTGAGGCAGGTGAAGGTTATTGAGCAAACTTGATGAAATGAAAAACTACTTGCCGCCTTATTTCACAGAGATTTATGATGTGGATCATTTACTAAAAACGGAGGCGCCAGAGTTTGAACAATTGGATGAATCCATTTTTGATGTAACGAATCAATTTTTCCCTTTAACAGCGACGTGGGGATTGAATCGGTGGGAAAGAATGCTCAAGGTGCAGCGAGAGTCAGATGATTCGATTGAGCTGCGCAGAGCGCGATTACTTAATATGATGTCGAACATCCCACCAATTACGTATCTGTCATTAGAGAAATCTGTGAATCGATTTCTTAAAAATCCGAGTGCGATCATCCGACTTACAACCAATCGTTATCATTTTGCATTGCGTGTCAACCTGGATGACCTGCAAAACACAAGATATATCGTCGAAATACTCGAAACGTTAAAGCCAGCACATTTGGCGTATACGTTCACCGCCATTCATCATACCGATGTTCATGAAACAAATGATCATCACCAGCGGCTCACACTGCGAAGCAGAGTGGGCTTTTTCGATCATATTCCAATTTTACTCAATGGTGAATTCGTATTAAATGGAACGTTCTATCTCAGCGGGATACGAGGTACTACGGAGGTCCCTGCTCGCTTTCGGCATTCATTAAAGATGAGAATGCTGCTTCAACAAGAGAAAGAAACAGCATATCGTCTGAATTATGTCATGACTGGAGCATCGCATGAAACGAAGCAAGCAGCTACGCTGACTTTGCGCGCAAAGAACCAGCTTTCACATCAAATGAAAAAGAGGATGACGTTCCGCTTACCGGTACATGTTCAAAATGAACAAGACGGCAGTTTACTGATCAAGGAGCATTATTGGATTCTCGATGGATCCATTCCGCTTGATGGATCAAAAATGCTAGCAGCAACTTCTAAAAAAATAGACCTATAAGGAGGATCACAATGGCTGATCAATTAACCGTAACCACACTATATGCACGTCAACAAATGGCAAAGGCACGAGCAGAAGGAACAAAACTCACAAAAGTCGTCAAAATGGCGTTCGGAAGTGGAGGAACAAAGGATGGAAAACCAATCTCTCTTGACGGAACCGAACAAGCACTCAAAAAAGAACTGATTCAAAAAAATATTGACTCGTTTACCTTCATGGAACCGGCAAAAATCCGCTACACCTGCACCATCGCTGAAGGAGAACTCGCAGGCGAAGTCATCAATGAACTAGCCCTTGTCGACGAAGCGGGCAAATTCACCGCCATCCGAACCATGACAGACAAACAAAAAGACGGCGACATCGAATTTGTTTTTGAGATTGATGATATTTATTAATGGAGGGGAAAAGAAGTGGACATAAAATCACCTTTACCGTTTGAAACCTCTGACAAAGCCCATGCCAACTTATTTAACCGGATGGTCAACACACTTGTGGAGAATGACAATGCGCTCAGTCAACAAATAGCAGGGATCACGAATGAAAGTTTATTCAAATTAACAGGCGATCAAGCCATTCAAGATGCATCAGTCAGCGGCGAGGAATATCCAATAGGTATTACGTTTATGGATATTGGACAAGCGAATGATACCGGTTATCCTACGAGATTTGGCTTTGTGAAAAATGAAAAATATAGTAACTTTCGATTTATTCAATATTACTATGGAACTGGAAACGAAGCAGGCAGCTATTTTGATAGTACAGGTACGTGGTGTCGTCACTGGTGGACGGGGTCTGGCTGGACTGAATGGCACAAAATCTCAGGGTTTTGTCATGCCAATATAGGTACAACTGGAAAGCAGTTATTAACCAAAGGAGAGTATCAAAAAGTCCTTTTTAATCGAAAAATTAAAGACAGTCATAACAATTTTGATATCAAAAATAATCGGTTCATCTGCCCTGAAAACGGAATGTATTCAGTGAATGCAGGTGTTTATATTGAAAGCTTTCAACGATACGCGAACTTTGAATTATCGATCTATTTGAATGGAAAAAGATATAAAAATATTGCTCACCATAGACAAAGCCCTGCAAGCCCATCTGATACATTGAGCTTAAGTACCGGGCTTTATGGTGCTGCCAATGTGCCAGCGAATAAGGGAGACTATTTAGAAATGTACCTATATGTAGGGTATGACGGAGACGTTAGTCGATATGTGTCGGAAAATTCAGGCTGGTACAACTATTTCGACATTACAGAAATAGGCGGACGAAATTTCCCGAGAGTATAGGAGGATTCTGATGATTTTATATGAAGCCATTAAGTATAAATACCCCGATGCAGACCCGCAAAAAGATTTTGAACTTAGAAATGACGGAGACGGTTCGTATATAAACGAGTGGCATCTAGATGTGCCCGAGCCAACGGTAGAAGAATTGAAAGAATGGTGGGAGGAATGTCAAATCAATCCAAGATATCAACCACCTCTGCCGCTAGATTATCTAGCACAAGAAGTAGCTAAAGAAAAGCTAATGAGAAAACAGCTTGAACATCAATGTGATCATTTAACAAGCGAACTAAAGAAGCTAAAAAATGAGATCCTTTTATTTAAAGGAGATAGTGAATCATGAATTATTGGGTAATGGCATTATATTTTAAATGGGTGACCCCTGAATTGGTCAAACAAGCAGTCGAACTAGGTGATTGTTCAATGGAAGATTTAAATGAAGGATATGAGCAAAGAATTCTTACTCTAGAGCAGCTGAAAGAAATGGCACCAAGCATCAAAGAAAGGGAGTGAAAATTGAATGGAAGTAAAAGAACCAAAGCCTTTTGAAGTAAATGATAAAGCACATGCTGATTTGTTTAATGACATGGTCAAAGTACTTCTTGAAAATGATCATAGATTAATAGAGCAGTTCTTAAAACATACAAATGATGCGAAAGTACACGCATCTGAAATAGAAAAGAAAAAATGGAATGATTCACAGAGCTATAAAATCACAGCAGATAGTGGAAGACAGCTGATCAATGTGTCAACTGACGGAAGAATATTTGATGCGATAAAATATAAAGGAACTTGTACATTTTATGCAGCTGCTGGTGTGGAGGATTCCCCGGCTTCATCGAATGTTTCAATCAGGGGACTGCAGACAGTAGGACAAGAAAATATCGGCACTGGCTTTGCGGTGGATAGTTCTGGGATTGCTTATTCCTTTTATTATCAGACCGGTCATACATCGATTACTTGGACAAAGCTGCCTACAGAAAGCGATAGAAACAGGTGGGATAACGGTCAATTAGTAAAAATCACTCAAGATAATGGAAAGCCCTTTTATCATGGATTTTCTAGCGAGACAGACTACAATACCCTTACTGAGACAGGGATGTATCTCATATATAATACAGGAGTAAACGGTCCCTCTTCTTCCTTGAATCGAGTGTTTTTATTGGTCATGAGTTATGGCAATACATTAGTTCAAATAGCTTATGAATCTGTTTATGGGAAGAACACCTACTTTAGAGTTCTTAAACACAATGCAGAATCATGGACACCTTGGGAGAAGCAAATAACGCTTTCCGATTTATTAGATGGTGCTTGGGAAACACCTAAAGAAATTAAAGGCAACTGGCAAGAATATGATCCTGTTAATTTACCAGTTAAATATCGAAAGAATCTCTTAGGGGAAGTCGAGATCGTAGGTGCGATAAAAGGTGGGATTTTAGGAAATAATCCAGTGTTTAACTTGCCTGCACCATATCGGCCGCAGCAAGCGATGCATTTTATAGGAGTTGCTTCAAGTATAGGGACACCAGGAGTACCTCAATTTCATCGTACATTAATAGATAAGAATGGAAATGTATGTGTGCAGTCTTCTTCAAATAATGCCAATCCCACTGAGTTTATTACATTTGGTTTTAAGTTCAGTACAAGATAATGTAATAAAACTGAAAGGTGAAAGGAGAATCTGATGGAGATAAAGACACCTCGTATTTTCAAAACCAGTGACAAAGCCCATGCGGAACTGTTTAATAACATGGTTAAAGTAATTCTTGAAAATGATGCTGGACTATTGGACCAAATCAATCAACACAAAAATGACACAACATCTCATGCAGCTGAAACAGAAAAGCAGAAATGGAATCAATCCCAGCTCTATAAAATGACGAATGATAACGGGGCCCAGTTGGTTAATATCCCTGCTGGCGGGAGTATTTATAATGGAATTAAATCTTTAGGTGCCTGTTCATTTTATGCGCCAGGAGGTTCTGGAGTAGTCGATTCTCCCGCAATCGGGAATGCGGCTTTAAGAGGCTTTCAGTTAGTAGGTCAAAATAACATCGGTGTAGGAATTGCAATTGATACATCGGGCAACGCATTTTGTTTTTCCTATCATGTGAATGATGTCGGAATCAACTGGCTTCAATTACCTACTCAAAATGAAAGAAATAAATGGGATGCAGGACAATTATCTAAAATTACTGCTGATGACGGAAGGGCTTACGAAAGAATTAATGCAAATGATCCTAGTATTTTAGATAAGCTCACAAAATTACCAGGCGTCCATTCGTGGTATATCCATGAAGCACACCCTGATCTGCCAACAAGAAGTTCTATGAGAGCCTTATCTGTTTTTAGTGAAAATACCTATGGCTGGATTATAGGGGCAAATAATACAGGTGATATGTACATCAATCGATCAACGACTGATGTCACGGGCACTCAGCAAGAATGGAGCGGGTGGAAGAGGCTGAACGATCATCCATTATTAAATGCAAATGGAACTAGAATGCTTATTCCAACTGGCACAGATATACTCACCTTGCCCTCTGGTTTTTATTATGTCTCTGGAACGAATGCAGTGAATATGCCAACGACGACCGATGCCTCGTGGTTTAATGTAGATATTCTAGAAGCAGCCGGTAAACGTAAGACTCTTCATATCATTAGAAGTTATGACAATATGCATTGGTTTGGAACAGTGCATACTGATGGTGTTTTTACTGGCTGGAAACGTTTGTTAACCGACACAGAGAAAATAGAATGGAAGTCCCCAACCACTCTATTAAACGGATGGAAACAATATGGCACTCAAAAAGTGCAATTTTATAAGAATCCATTTGGAGAGGTGGAGTTAATTGGAGCTATGACAGGAGGTACTATAGGTTTTGAAGTACCTGCTTTCACATTGCCAAGTGGTTATCGTCCTATACAGGGGATGCATTTTATAGGGGTAGCATCAAGTATTGGTGCTGCTTCAACACCGCAAACACACAGGACACATATTAATACTGATGGTAATGTGTATATACAAAGCGTTTCCAATACGACAAATACAAATGAATTTATTACTTTCGGCTTTAAATTCATATCGGCACAGGAGGGATAAAATTGAAATGGATATATAAATACGATGATAAATTCAATTACATCCCGGGAGAAGAAATAGAAATTGAAGAAGGCGAAGACATCCTAAAAGGGCATACAGATGTAAGACCTCAAGATGGTTTGTATAAAGGTAAATACAATGAAGAGAAAAGGGCATGGTATGAGTCGGCAACTCTAGAATACATTGATCACTTTCAGGTAAAGCCGCTGCCAACATCAGATATGGATCTATTAAAACAGCAAAACGCCGATTTGCTTGAGCAGCTGGCCGAGTCAGAAAAGAGAGCAAAAGAACAATCAAAAACAACATCAGAACTTGTCATGCTGCTGACTGAAAAGGGGGTTATGTAATTGGATTGGTTCCGTAGTATTTCATTGTTCTATCAATGGAAGTGTTATGAAAATGAAGATGTAGCAAAATTTGTTCGTTTCGAGAAGATTACGCCGGAACAATACAAAGAAATAACAAACGAAGAATATGCAACTAACGCTGAATAGGCGTTTTTATTTTGCCTTCTTTTAGAATGTGCAAAGTGAGGGAGTAGGTGAGTGTAGTGGAAATGGATTTGACTCAATATTTAATGACACAAGGACCGTTTGCGGTGTTGTTCTGTTGGGTGCTGTTTTACGTATTAAACACAACAAAGGAAAGAGAAAACAAACTCAATGAACAAATCGAAGCGCAAAATGATGTGTTAGCAAAGTTTAGTGAGAAGTATGACGTCGTGATCGACAAGCTCGATAAAATTGAACGAAATTTAAAATAGGAGGAAAACATCATGAAAACATTCGACAAAGGCACTGTGATTCGCACAGTGCTTCTTTTTATTGCGCTTATCAACCAAACGCTTGTCATGTTTGGACAAACAGTGCTGCCGATTAGCGAGGAGCAAGTGCAAACCGTAGGAGAGGCACTATATGTGGCAGGTTCCACAATTTTCACTATGGTCACTGCCGTGATCGCTTGGTTTAAAAATAATTATGTGACCTATAAAGGTCAATTGCAAAAAGATGCCCTGAAACAAAGAGGGTTAACAAAATAATTTTTGAAGGAGAAACAATATGGTGAAGATCATTCAAGCACTCATCCCAAAACAAAATCGCAACAGACCAGGAAACAGGATGAAGCCGCTCTATATTACGGTGCATAATACATCGAACACTGGACGGGGGGCTGATGCGGCAAATCATGCAGCATTTGTTGCTCGGGCAAGTACCGGGGTTAGCTGGCACTACACGGTCGATGATCAGGTCATTTATCAGCATTTACCTTTAAACGAAAATGGCTGGCACGCAGGAGATGGCAGGGGAACCGGCAATATGAAATCAATTGGAATTGAAATTTGTGAAAATGCAGGCGGTAACTTTGAACAAGCCGTTAAAAACGCCCAATGGCTCATTCGAAAACTGATGGGGGATTTAGGAATTCCTTTATCAAACGTGGTGCCGCATAAGCATTGGAGCGGGAAAGAGTGTCCGCGTAAGCTGTTAAATCGGTGGGATGGCTTCAAAGCTGGTATTGCATCAGCATCAAGTCAAATGACAACAGCTAAACCTGTGAAAGAAACATCTATCAAAACCATATCAACGAGATCAACATCTAAAACCAACAAGGTCAAAAAAACATACAGTTTGCCTGCAGGTATTTTAAAAGTGACGAAGCCTCTTACAAAAGGGTCAGCTGTAAAAGCCGTACAACAAGCCTTAGCATCGATTTATTTTTATCCTGATAAGGGAGCGATCAATAATGGAATCGATGGGTACTACGGACCCAAGACTGCGAATGCAGTGTCTCGATTTCAAATGATGCATGGGTTAACCCCAGATGGCATATATGGTCCAAAGACCAAAGAAACATTAAGAAAGGTCATAGAAAGTTAACACATATGGAATGAATCAACCCTTATCTATTATAAAAAAGTAAAATAAAACCATTTTTGGCGTTATTTGTTGTATAATGGTAAAAATGAATGGAGGGGTTGTATGAAGCGGATATGTGTAATGATGTCTCTTTGTTTCATTGTCATGTTCCATTTTAATATGGATAAGGTTGCAGCTAAGACCATTTATCGAGAAGTAGAAGTTGATTTCATCATGACGGAACAGGAAAAAGATTTGTGGGTACCAGGAGGTCAAAATAATCCTGAACAATATCCATCTACTTATGGCTACCAATTTTCTATACTAAATGCAGAGGGTTGTACTTTAGAGGTAACACTCTACAGAACATCCTTATCAGGAACGGATTTTCCGTCATCAGTCAAAGAGTATACAGGTAACCAATATGATCTAAGTGCAACAGACCGAATTTTATCAAGTGGGCGCTACATTTATAGACCCCATGGTATTAAACTGACTAAAAAAGAAGGCTGTGGGGATGTTGAGATAAAAGGAGTCTTTGGTTATCAATTCAAGAACCAGACAAATAAGCTTTTATGAGTAAAATCAAATGAAAAAGCCTATCCATCATTGGATAGGCTTTTGATAATGGAGCATAGCGGGATCGAACCGCTGACCTCTACGCTGCCAGCGTAGCGCTCTCCCAGCTGAGCTAATGCCCCGGGATGTTTCAACAAATATTATTATATTTAATTCCCCCTTAGAATACAAGGGGGAAGGCTATTTTTTTATTTTTGATGAGAAAACTCTCAAATTTGTATTATGCATTATTTTTAACCTTGGGGACGACTTGGGGACGGAAATTTCCTATCTCTGAATTTGTGTTTCTCAGATGTTTAGGATCAAACTTGTTAAAGTGACTCGCTGCACTCTTTTTCATTTCATCTGTTACATGGCCATATATATCAGTTGTTGTTCTGGCGCTAGCATGTCCAGCACGTCTTTGAATAGCACTTATGCTTTCACCAGCTTCCATCAATAAAGCAACCATAGTGTGACGCAAATCATGTAAACGGATATTTTTTATTTTATATTTTTGTGTGATTCGTTTCCATTGGGTAGTTGGTGTTGTGTAATAATAAGGCTTTCCAAACCCACTATGAAAAATGTATTGGTGATCCCCACCCTCCCAGGCATCCTCTAGCTTTTCCTTTTCTCTTTTCCACATATGATAAAACAGAGACAATTCATTCATATACCAATCTGGCATCTGCACAAATCGTTTTGAACTTTTGGACTTAGGTTCTTTCACATGTGGTTTGCCATCAACTGTCTTTGAAAGTGAACGATTAATTTTAAATCCACCAGCATCCCAATCTACATCTAAATGCCATTCGAGTGCAAGTCCTTCACCGCGTCTCAATCCTCCTATCATCGCTGCTAAGAAATAAAGTCTCCATTTGATATCAACTTCTTCATATAGAACCTTAATACATTGAGCAGCTTCATCAGCTTCAAAATAGTTCATTTCCTTCTTCTCGTTGATCGGCAAGGGCAATCCCTGCATTGGATCAATCTTGATAATCTTCCATTCTTCAGCTGCGGTTTTAAAAACCACCTGTAGTAATTTAAAAATATCTAATATTGATCTTTCTCCTAATCCTCCTGGCTTACCATCTTTTCTTGCACCATCCTTTGATAAATCATCTAAAAAGTCTACGATATGTAAACTCTTTATTCGTTCTATCCTCATATGTCCAAAAACGGGGAGAATGTGATTTTTTAAGAGACTCCAATAAACATCCGATGTTGTCAAAGAATAAGGTTTTCCACTCTTTTGGTAGAGCTTTTTTTCTTTCCACTTATAGATGAAGGATTCAAAGGTTAGTTTTTCTGGTTCGATATATTCTCCAGAATTGACTTCCATCTTGAATTGATAGAGTTGATCTGAAAGGTATTCCTGCAATTTTCTTTTTGTTTTTAACAGTTTATGATCCTCTATACGAATAGTTTTATATTTTCTTAACCTTTTGCCATTAGCATCATATCCAGTTTCAACAACTAATCTAAAAGAATTGCTGCCTCTTTTTTCAATGCTAGCCATATAAAACGCTCCTTGTCTGAGAAAAAACTTTTTGATTGTAAAGGTTTAATCGATGCTTCGCAAATGATGGAGTGACTTTAAAAGTTTTAGTTAAAAATTGAATTGCTTGGTCAGGGTCCACAGGTATATTTACTGATCTCAACATAAAAGTTGGTACTGCAAAATGGTACATAAAATTATTCGACTTCCATTCTTGATATAACCTAAATGAATCGGGCATCATCAGTTGATTTCCCTTATGAAAAAGAATGTGGCCAACTTCATGACAAAACTTTTCCCATCTAATGCTTTTATTCAACCTCTTATCTAAGATAATAAATTGGGTATCTTGATTAATTATGGCTCTTGATGAAATGTCTTTATAACAAACTTCAATCCCTAATTTTTCAGAAATAGTATCAATAGATTGTTCAGAAGGATTTAAGATTTTCATTTCTGCATATAGTCTATTAACGTTATCTTCTAAATGAGTATAGATATATTTCAATTTAATAAGCTCCTTCAAGTCAGTTTTGGGAACTGGTGTTCTATTTTTGGGTAAAAATAAATACTCTTATCGAGCATTTATTTTAAATTAACTGTTAATTCTTTTGGTTCGGAAACGCTATCCAAATTTTCGTCAAATGGAGCACTCATCACAATTCTAACGCTTTGTATTTTAGAAACATCAGAATCAATAGGTACAGCAATTTGATATTCTCTTTTCGCGTTACCAAAAAGTTTCATATCATATTGTTCAATGTCAGTATAAAGGTTATTATTACTGACCTTAATCTGTTCTTTAGTGTCTAAAATTATATGACTAATACCAGAAAAATTGATAGTTTCTTTATCTGTATTCTCTACAGAAAATTTAATATCAATAAAATGAAAAGGGTTTGTTAGTTCTAAATCAGTTAAACTTTGATATTCATTTAGTCGATCATCAGGAATATTTGACAACTTCATTAAGTTGACATGTTCAAAATTTATATTGAGCGGGCCCATTTTCTGTGATTTAATTTTTTCTTGGCTTTTTAAGTAATTAAATAATTCTCCTGTTTCATCATCTTTGTAACTGTCATTTGTCTGTTTTTCATTAGCTTCTTTTTGCCTTTTCTCTGAAACTTTTTCTTGTGAGTTTGCAGAAGGTTCATCTGTCGTCTTAGTTGAGTTACATCCAGCTAAGAGAACGAGCAATGATAGGCAAATTACAAACATTAATTTCTTCCTCATAATTGCCCCCTAAAGGAATCATTTGTTCTGTTTTTTTTCTCTTTCTTTTCTCTTTTTAAACAACTCGTATACCACTTCAAATTCTTCAATTAATTCTTCCACATCTTCCGGTTTACTATCAAAGAACAATCCATCATGGGATTTTGCCCATTCATAAATCTTTCTTTGATACTGAGTCAGTTTGGGACTTTCAGAATTACTTGTCTCACTCTCATCGATGTAACCAGCTTTGATCATTAATTCTTCATAATCACATTGATATGCTTTAGAAATTAATTTTAGTGTTTCTGGAGTTGGTTTGATTTCTTTACCTGTTCTTGGGTCTTTCCCGTTTTCAATTTTCCCAAGGTAGGTATGACTTATGCCAATTCGTTTGGCAGCTTCTCTTTGAGACAGTTTTCCTCTTGCTTTTATCAAATATTCTCCAAGTTTGGACATTAGCATCACCTGTAATACGTAGTTTACATTATATTTAAATTCTTTAAAACAAAAAATGTGTAAAACATGATTGACACTACTGTAAACCTTGTGTTACTATTTGTTCAAGGAGGTGTAACACATGGTTTTCACTAACAGATTACGTGAGATCAGAAAAGGTGTTGGAATGTCAATATCTGAATTGGCAAGAAGAACTGAAATGTCTCGCGCAAACATTACGAAGATTGAACTTCATGGACAAGAGCCATCTGGTTTCACTATGCTGAGAATTGCAAGTGTTTTAAATAAAGATCCAAGGGATATTTTTTTTGAGTTAAGTGGTACACAAGAGTTACAAAATGAAAAAGAGAATACCGGTTAATAAATTGATTTTTGCGGTTCTTATGGTTTACAAATTCTGAAGGAGGTTCTCAAAATGCCGGAAAAATCAACTATGAACGTTCAAGAAACGGCTGATTTTCTTGGAGTCCATCACGACACTGTTTACACAATGGTTCGTGAAAGACAAATACCGTTCTTCCGAGTAAGAAAAAGAATTTTCTTTAAACGAGAAATTCTTGAAGAATGGCAAATGTCACAAATGGAATCCAACTTTCAGCCAGTGATTGATTAAGAATTTACCACCTTAGAATACAGCGGATATATGAGGTTTGCTGTTCCAATTCGGAACATGTTCCAGATAGGAACATTGAAAGGGGGTGGGGAGGTTGTGAAGTTGGGTGTGGTGCTTCGTAAAGCCCGAGTGCAGGCAGGCATTTCCCAAGAGAAGTTAGCGGAAATGCTTAGCCGCTCTCGCAGCTGCATATCAAAGATCGAAAATGATCAGAAGGTACTTGATGTACCTACATATGTACGGTGGATGGAAGCCACAAACGCTAAAGAAGCAATGATTGCTACATTATGCGGCATTGATCCACTGGCAGTCACACAGCAAATTACCGCCATTATGGCTTTGTTTGGAGGATGAAGATGAAGAAACGAAATACGATTTTCAAAAATATCAATAACGATGCAATAACAAGAGAAATGATTTGCATCGAAGAACTGCAAAAACGATTGATGAAAGCTTTAAAGAAAGGTGATACCGAGACGGCGTTAACGACTCATCAAGATATATCTAAATCTTTAAAAGAAATCAAGCGCTATGAAAAACAAGCAAAGGTGCAATTGTTGATGTCAGTTGCAAAGATTACGCCAGTAACATATCCAAAATCACTAAAAAACAAAATGAAAGGGTTGATTTAAATGAAATACATGTTCACTGCAAGCAAGTTGATGAAGGCTAAGGAAGTAAAGGAAATGTGTAAGTTACGTGATGACGAGGCTGTGAAGATTTCTCATTTTCAAACTGAAACCCGTTTAAAGTCTCAACTAGGTTTAGGACAAAGAAAAAAGCAGCAAGCTCCTACACTCACTGCTTAAATCGAATATCGAAATGATCGAATTTATTATATCGCTCTTTAAAGAGCACGACAAGTTTTATTCTTGTCGTCCGGCTTGCGGATGGACAATGCGCACACACCCCATCCCCTCAAATCATGCACCATCCGCAGTCGGACGATGCGAATAAGCATCAATAAATCATAGGAGGAAGAAGATTATGTTTTTTGAAAAAGCGGTTATACAACCATTCAGTGATCACACTGGCGACCAAGTAAGACTATCTAAAGTAAATGGCTCCATTCTCATGGACAACAATGGAAATCCGCACTTCTATTTCCCTAATCAAGAGGCTTTTGAGAAATTCAAAAAGCTCAAAGCCGATGCGATCCGAAGAAAGGTTGGTGTTTTAACGTGAACATTGAACATCCAATGATCACTCAAATAAATGCCACTGGATACCCAAAGGGCGTTGAAGTGGTTGATGTTGTTGGAACTGACTACTTCGGGGATGAGATTTTCTCAAATGATGAATACGTCATTGATGAGAATGTTGGAGAAATGATCCTCTTAGACAATTTGAACCGCTATTTGAAGGAGAAACTTGACTTCAAATTTGTGAATGCAAATTAAAAAGGTTCACTCCCACAAGTGAACCAATTACAAAAAAAGAAAATAAAAGTGTCAACCCCTATTATAGCAGGTTGGCACTGTAAATCAATGGAGGCTTGTTCATGACCAAAAATATCAGGTTGGCAGAACTCCATCTATCGAATTTCAAGGGTGTAAAATCATTCACCCTTGAAACAGGTGGAGAAAGTGCAAAGGTCTATGGTGATAACGCTACAGGCAAAACAACGTTATTTGATGCTTTCATGTGGCTGCTCTTTGATAAAGATAGTCAAAACAAAAAAGACTTTGAGATCAAGACGCTCTCAAAAGATAACAAAGCGGTAAGCGGCGTTGATCATGAGGTATCGGCTGTACTCTTAATCGACGGAAAGTCTGTCGAATTGAAAAAGGTCTATTCAGAGAAATGGACCAAGAAACGGGGATCAGCAAAGCAAGTCTTTTCTGGCCATACCACCAATTATCATGTGAATGGTGTACCAGTTAAGAAAAAAGAGTTTGCTGAGAAGGTCAATGAGATCATCTCTGAGGATATTTTTAAACTGATAACTTCTCCTTCTTATTTCAATGAACAGATGAAGTGGCAGGATCGTTTGGGCGTACTCATGGAGATCGGCGGAGCTGTGACTGATGAGGACGTAATTAAAAAGAACAGTTCTTTATCCGATCTCTATTCAATCTTAGATGAAAGAAGTCTCGATGAACAAAAGAGCATACTTGCTGAAAAACGTAAAAAGATCACTAAACTCCTAGAGCAATTTCCAGTCAGGATTGACGAAATCAATCGTTCTATTGAAGATGTAACGGATATAGACCAGGAGCAATTGAAAGAAGATTTAAAAGCACTCCAAACATCGATAGATCATCTGGAGAAAGAAGCCCGCTCTATCAGAGTGGATGCAGGAGCAGATAGAAAGAAGCGTATGCTTCAGCTCGAAGGCGATCTGCAACAAATTATGAATGAGTATGACTCAAAAAGATTTCAGGTAGTGAATGAGAAAAAAGAAGCCTACTACAAAGCGAAAAACGATCTTTCTCAAATCCAGAATGATCTCAGTAATTTGATCACGAAGAAAGAGCACTTAACATCTTTTCTATCTCAAATAGATAAAGAGCGCTTTGAGTTGCGAGAAGAATGGTCTAAAAAGTACGAAGAATCGTTTGAGGATCATCAAACAGATTGTCCAACATGTGGACAGGCATTGCCAAAAGAAAAAATTCAAGCTGCTATTGAGAAATTCAATTTACAAAAAAGTGAATCCCTAGAGCGCATAGTCGATAAGGGAAAGCAATTAGGGATTGAATATGACAATAAGCAGAACGAGTTATACGAGGTTGATGAGAAGATTCAGCTTTTGATCTTGGAAGAGAAATTTACGACAGCAGCCGTTGAAAAACTGAAAGAAGATATGGAGCAAGCTGAAGCGTCCATTGCTCCGCTTTCCGATAATCCAAAGTATCTAGCCAAGGTAGAGGAGCTTGAAAAGATCAATAACGAGATCCAGTCTGGTGAGCAGGAGACAAGTGGAACTGTTCAAGCCATTAATGAACAGATCAAGGGAAAACAGCAGGAAATGACCTTGATCCGCAATGATCTTTCTCGCATCGATCAAGCTCAAAAAGCCCTCAACCGAATTGAGGAGCTAAAGGAAGAAGAACGTAAAATGGCTGATGAATATAACGAAGTAGAACAAGAAACTTATCTCATTGAGGAGTTTATACGCACCAAAATGAACCTTATGGAAGAACAGATAAACAGCAAATTCAAATTTGCCCGCTTCAAGCTCTTTGAAGAGCAAGTCAACGGCGGTTTAACAGAAACCTGTGAAACGCTTTATGAAGGCGTGCCTTACTCTAAAGGTCTAAACAATGCGGCACGTATTAATGTCGGTTTAGACATCATTAATACGTTAAATGAGCATTATGGTATTTCTGCGCCGATCTTCGTTGATAACAGCGAGGCGGTTACTGATCTGATAGAAGTCAATGCACAAGTTATCAGCTTGATAGTTTCCAAACCAGACAAGCAGCTGCGAGTTGAAACTGATGACAACTTGCTGACTGTAGATTGTGAGGTGATCGCATGAGTGAAGTGGTAGAGGTGAAAGTTCTTTCAGGTATAGGTTGGGAAGATTGCAAACGTGAAAAACTTCTGATTGATGGTAAACAGGTCATGGACGTTCGCCCGCTTTCTGAATGTCCTGAAGATGCAATCTTGGAAAGAGACTTAAAAGGTCCATCGGATTTTGCTGAAATGCTAAAGACCTTTCTAAGAGAGCATAAAGGCAAAAAGGTCAGATTTATTTATGAGGAGGATACGGATGAGTAATCAGAATCAATTGGCACATATACAAAAAAACATTACTGATGATGTGAACAATAGTCTAGGCAGATTACAAGATGAAGGGTTAGTCCTGCCATCAAACTATAATGCTAGCAATGCATTAAAGAGTGCATTTTTTAAACTTCAAGAAGTGAAGGATAAATCAGGGAGGCCTGCTTTAGAAGTCTGCACCAGAGAATCTATTGCCAATTCCTTGCTAGATATGGTCGTTCAAGGTTTAAGCCCTGCAAAAACTCAATGTTATTTCATTGTGTACGGGAATAAATTGCAGATGAACCGCTCATATTTTGGCACACAAGCAGTGCTGAAACGTTTGACCAATGTCAAGGATATATGGTCAAACGTGATTTATGAAGGGGATGTCTTTGAATATGAGATTGATGGAGGGCAAGAAAAACTTATTAAACATGAAACGAAGCTTGAAAACCGAGATAAAGACATCATTGGAGCTTATGCAGTTGTAAAAACCATTGATGACATTGAGCTACTAACCCCGATGACAAAGAAAGAAATCGAAACTGCTTGGAGTCAATCGAAAACAAGTGGTGCGGTTCAGAAAAAGTTTCCGCAGGAAATGGCCCAAAGAACAGTGATTAATCGTGCTGCCAAAAGATATATAAACACAAGCGATGACAGCGATCTACTTGTCCAAGCAATCAATAATTCAACCGAGAATGAGTATGACAATGAGCGGGTTGATGTTACACCGGATGAAGTGAAAAAAGAAATTAGTGAGAATGCTAATTCAGAAATTATTGATGTTGGTTTCAATGAACCTGAAGAAGATTCAGAACAGCACCAAGAAACACCTGAAATAAAGCAACGTGAAGAGCCTGAGCCACAATCATCAAATGGACATGATGAAAAGCCTTCTGCATTGAATGAGGAGCCACCATTTTGATTGAGATCGAAGCTATCTCGTCAAGCAGTAAGGGGAATTGCTATCGGGTGACTGATGGTAAAACCCCGCTCCTTTTGGAGTGCGGTATCACTTTCAAAGAGATGCAACGTGCTTTTGATTTCGATATGAGCTTTGCTGGTTGTCTCATCACTCATGAGCATGGTGATCACTGCAAGGCTATAAAAGATGTTTTGCGTGCAGGAATCGATTGTTATATGTCTCTTGGGACGGCACAAGCTCTTGGAGTGGAAAATCATCACAGAATCAATCTTGTAAAAGCCCGACAAACATTTAGGGTCGGCACGTGGCTTATTATGCCCTTTGATGTTCAACACGACGTATCAGAGCCGTATGGCTTCCTATTGGCTAATGAAGACGGAGACAAGCTCCTCTTTGCTACTGATACCTATTACATCAAATACAAGTTCCCTGGACTCACGCACATCATGGTTGAGTGCAATTATTCTGAAGCAATCTTGGATGCAAATATTGAGAATGGGAGTATTCACAAAAGCATGCGTAACCGGCTCATCCAGTCGCATTTCAGCCTTGAGAATGTAAAGACATTCCTAGCTGCAAATGACTTGTCAAAAGTGCAGGAAATATGGTTATTGCACCTATCTGACACAAACAGTGATGAGCAACTATTCAAACAAGAAATAGCAAAAGAAACAGGAAAGGTTGTCTATGTTCCCTTATGAGCGAGCTTTTTAAAACAGCTTATCCTTATTGTTTTATTACGTTGGCGATGTCAGCCGCTCCGCAAATGCGGAAAAAGGTATTGATGATGTATATCACGACATATATGGCCAAGTATGAACCGCATCTCGAATTGATCGACATCAAAGGCAAATACGCTATTTGTAGACTCAAACGCAAATAGTTGGGAAGGAGGAATTTGTTTGTCTACTGGATGGATTAAACTACATCGAAAGATATTTGATCATGAAATCTGGAATGATGTTACTACTTTTAGGCTTTTTACATTGTTGTTATTGAAAGCAAGCCATCAAGACGGGATCAAAATTAACGGCATTGAATTGAAGAAGGGTCAGTATATCCGCTCCTATTCTAAGTTGTGTGAGGACCTTGGTTATAAGGAACGAAGAGCCCTGAAAAAAGTATCTAAAAGTACAATTTTACGTTCCATAAAGAAACTTGTTGAGAACGGTATGGTCACCGTTTGCGAAACGGATATTGGAACACTATTCACCATAGTGAAATACGAGTCATACCAAGGCTTAGACGGTCAAAACAATTCTAATTACAGAACGGCTAATGAACCTTCAACGGAACGATTGCAGAACGATTGCGGAACGATTGCAGAACCAAAACAAGAATTAAAGAATTCAAGAATTAAAGAATATAAAGAAGAGGAAGAAGAGAGATCGCCAGTAGGAAATGATTCTCCTTTCCAACAAATCGAAGACAAGTATCTATCACGAAGAGGTGGAGGATTGATGATCACTCCTAATGATGCACAGGCCATTGAGAGGATCATTCAGGAGCAGATACCCCTTGAAGACATATTGGTGTGGATCGACGAGATATTCGATCAATACCGACCAAGACATAGAGCGGACGGCATCAAATCGTTTTCTTACCTGGAGAAGGGCATCCTTGATAGATGGCATGCTAAACAAAATCCACCTAGCAACATATCTGAATTTAAACCAAAGAGACAACAAGACAACCTATCAGTATTAGAGGCTTATGCAAAAGAAAATGGCATTAAATTTGGAGGAGGATGATTAGCATGACAAAGGACCAAGCGATGGCTATCTTAACAAGGATAGCTGCTGCCTACCCTAGATTTGAACTTTCTACAGATGCGATCGGAAAAGAAAGAATCAGGCTTTGGCTAGAGCATTTAACTGCACTGCCATATGAACCTGTTTTAAAAAAGATCAATCAACATATCGCTGAAAAACGATTCCCACCTGTCATTGCTGAGATACAGGTCAACCAACCAGAGAAAAATGAATTTCTAGAGAAGCAGGAAGAGTGGGTAAGAAATGCAAAATTTGCGAAACGTAGAGGCTGAACAGTTTTTATTGGGTTGTATCATCATTGAGGGCGACCTTATCAAAGAAACTACACTTGAGCCCAAACATTTTGCTGAGGAACGACATAAACAGATTTTTAAAGCGATGAGGGAAGTGGACAAGCTAGGCAGACAGGTTGAACTAGCAAATATATCAGCTTCCTTGGGTGAAGCCTTAGCGGCTGTTGGGGGATTCGAATACTTAACTAACTTAGCAAGTTCTGTTCCCTCAATACATTCTTTTGGAACTTATGAAACTCTAATCTACGATGCTTTTAGACTTAGAGATTTACAAAGTGCGGCTTTAGCTTTTGCTAACTCCCCATGCGATGAAGGCATCACAGATCTTTATAAAAAGACCATTGAAGTGCAGGAAGTGGGTGTAACTACAACCCGAACGAAAACAGATGTTTTGACAGAAATCTTCATGAGTTTGGAAGAAGAAAAAGGTGATGTCACTGGAGTAGACACTGGTCTAGCAGACCTTAATGCTATGACAGGCGGTCTGCAAAAAAGTGATTTGATCATTGTGGCTGCGCGACCATCAGTGGGGAAAACCGCTTTTGCACTAAATCTAGCTATTAACAATGCTTATAAAAAAGGTGTAACTGATATTTTTTCCCTTGAGATGTCTGATACACAATTGACACATCGGATGTTAAGCAACATCGGAAGAATCGAGAACACTAAGTGGAGAAATCCAAAAAAATTCTTTAGTGAGGATGATCATGAGAACTCCTTTAAAGCAATGGGCGTATATGAAAACCTGGATATTCATATTCATGATAAGCCATCTCAAACCGTTGCTGATATTCGTTCTAGAATTAGAAAAACCAAGAACGAACACCCTGATCAAGATCATTTAGTGATCATTGACTATTTACAGTTGATCACTCCTATTGGGAAACCAGAAAGTAAAAACCATGAAGTTGCGGAAATAACACGAGAATTAAAGCTTATGGCCAGGCATTTTGAGGTTCCAATTGTTCTGTTATCTCAGCTTTCACGTGGAGTAGAGCAGCGACAAGATAAGCGTCCGATGTTGTCCGATCTACGTGATTCTGGAAGCATCGAGCAGGATGCTGATATTGTTACGTTCCTCTATCGTGACGACTATTATGACAAGCAAAGCGAATCTAAAAATATTATTGAAATCATTTTTGCTAAACATCGTAATGGTGCGACTGGAACAGTAAATTTAGCATTTGCGAAAGAGTACGGGAAGTTTGTAAATTTATCGCGGCAAATGGAAGCCGCAATGTGAAATGAGGAATGAACATGACAATCAATAGCGAGCAACGCAAACAGTTCTTGCACAAAGAACTGAAGCGTCTTGGATATAAACAAAATGAGATTGAAAGTCTCGCAACAAAACCGCTCTATGAGCTCGAAATGCTAGTCATTACAGCCAAATGTGAGCGAGGGAACGATATTGAAACTTACAATGCCAGGATGGCGATTGAGGAGGAAGCAGAATGATTAAACTACAAATCCAAGACTTTTCAAATGGTAAAGAAGTGAACTTTGAAGCGGATAATTACACTGCTGAAGAAGTCGGTCAGTTGATCACTAAACTAGACATGTATATGCATAGAGGTTCTTTAAATCCAAACGGAAGACAAAGGGCTTCAGCAGTTGCACCATCATCAGTTAACAGAGCGATAGAACCAACTCATACTGACAAAGCGACCAATCATAGCAAGCCATTTCATCAAGATCAATCCATGTCTAAGTCAAACGATGAGAAGAAAACTATTCCTGCTCCCACGAAATCAACAGAACCAAAGAGAACGAGACCAAGATCAACTGCTCTTTTGAATAATGAACGGACTTTGAATGCGAGCATCGGAGAACACGTGAGCGTGATGGATCAAGTCAAAAGCATAGCCCTGGTTCAAAAGGAAAATCCGGAACCTGACCGCATGAAATGGAAGACTAAATTTCAATGCCCTGAGTGTGGATTGAAAGAGGACAAGCAGGTTTATAAGGGCTTTAGATACACCGCATGTGACAACTGTGAAACAAAGGTGAAAATCATGCCTGCTGATATGAAAAACGGTTGGGATCATGAAGATGAAGAGGGGTACTTGTACCATGCGAAAAGTCGTTATGTTTTAGGAGGAAAAGAACAATGAGATTTGTCGGCATTGATCCTTCAACGAAAACAGGGCTCGTGATTCAAGATGCAATGGGAAATGTAATTCTTACCAAAGAAATCACCTCAGTTGTAGAAGAAGATCCGCAACGCTTTATGGACTTGGCCAGCCAAATAATAAATTTAATAGAACCAACTGACTTTGTATGTATTGAAGGGTTTTCTTACGGTTCTAAAGGATCGTCAGTAGACACTCAATACGGCATTGGTTGGTTAATAAGGGCGAGGCTTATAAACAAAAAAATAGATTATGTTGACGTTCCTCCAACCACTTTGAAAAAGTTCGCAACAGGAAAAGGAAACGTTAAAAAAGATCAAATACCTGTACCTGTTTATAAACGTTGGGGATTTGAACATAAAAGTGACAACGTGATAGACGCATTCGTCTTGGCTCAAATAGCACGTTCATTAAAAACAAAAGTAGATTTAACAAAATATCAACAAGAAGCTTTGAAAAAAATTTCTTAATTACTAGGAGGAACAAAATATGTCTTTTATAAATTTTGATGGTTTCGTTAAAAAAGTGAATCACAAGCCTAAAGGCGTCACTGAATTGGTTCTTGAAATTTCAACGAAGGAGCTGGGAAACGGCATTCAAAACCTTGCTGAAATGATTGATAACGATGTGCGTGTTGAAATTGAGAGCGATATTGTCCGCTATAACGTGCAGATTAACGCAAACACTGAACGACCAATTGTAAATTATCAAGTGGATCAGAGCGGCGTGGTTCACATAGCTGATCCTGAGCCGGAACAGTTAGAGGCTGAACTTGGTTTGCCTGAAGAAAAACCAAAAATTGAAGAAAAACCGATGGAGATTAAGCGTGAAGTGGTGGATCAATTCATCATTGAAGGCATGGCTCCAGAACAGGAAGGTTTCCCAGAGAATATGGCTGACATTGCGAAACGGCGAATTGAGGGTGAATCATACCGCAAGTTGGCCACAGAGCTTGAGATGTCCTCCGGTGCAATCGTTGATCTGATCAATGACTACCGAGCAGCAGTTGCTCCGCTCGCTGAAACATGGTGGGACTGGAAGCAGGATCAAGCCAACGAAGCTGAACCGATGCAAACCAAGAATGAAGAAGCAGCTGAAGACGAAAAGGGTTCAGAGGATAGCGTTCCAGATGAATACGATCTTCCTAAAGATGATCAAAAAGATGAGGAAGACGGGGCTGCATAAGGTGGCACGCAAACGCTCAAAACGGTGGTTCTTGCTTTATCGCGAAGAGGATGGACAGCGCGTCCACCTCTATGAACCACTTAAAAAATATGAACTGCACAGTCGGATTAGGAAAGGATGGAGGATAGTCAGATGATTAATAAAATCAAATTCTTCTTCAAACACAAGCACTTCTTTTGCTTCAAATGTAGAAATATAGTTTCGGTGCAGCGTGGTTATTGGTTGGAATTTAGCACGCGGGTTTTCAATGGTCCTTACTGCTCGAAGTGTGGAAGGAGCTTCAGGAAATGAGAAAGATTGTAGAAGGCGATTGGGTGGAAGCTTTGGGTGAAGTTAATCGCAGAATGTTTCATATATCTGGTTACGTCGTGAAAATCTCTGAATATGAACTTTTAGTGAAGCCGCCTAAAGGAAAGTCTACGGCTGTTCCTAAACATTGGGCTAAAAACTTGGATGTAACGATCACTAAAGATGAATTAAAGGCTCTGATCGATTTGTCCTTAGACTTAAATGATGAACATCTCTTTAGAATGTGCGTACGTGATCTGCAAGCTTTTCTGGACAAATAAAAAGAACCAAAGCACAAGGCTCCGGCTCTAATGAATCTCGACAATTCATTATAACATGGGAGGCCTTGTGCGCATGAAGAATCCTTACAAACTTACAGACTCAACCATCTCCATTGATAACTTTATGACCAAAGGAGAAGTGAAAGTCATTATCCTAGATGGCCATTCCAATCAAGCATTTTTGGCCGAAGCACCCATTTACGGGAAAACGGAAATCACTACACGTGACGGCCAATTCACCAATTTGAATTACAGCAGTTCACACAAAATAAAATAGCAGGAGCTTCCTCCTGCAGGGAGGCAGTCAAAATGAAAGAAATCTGGTATTCAAAATCACCATTTGCTGAATTTTGTATTGTCAATACAGCGAGCGGATACGTTGCCTATTGGCGTTCTGATCTCTTAACAGATGCAAAATGGAGCGAGTATGACACATATCAATCCTATCCAGCAGCACGTCGGAATCTTGGTAAAGTCGGCTGTGCTGGAAGTATGAAAAGGGTTGAACGGTTGCCATGGGAAATCGTGGCATGACCTTGAAGGGAATATGTCTCACTAATGAGTTTACACCGCTAGATAAGGGCGTAGAGTACTTTCTCTTTCCTCTCGGTTCCGCTCATTATTATGTATCAAAATTTGATAGTCCTGGCTCACACTATGGAGCATTTGAAGCCAGGCATTTTTTAATAAAGCAAAAAGAACAACACCAGGAACAGCTGACACTGTTCTGAGGGAGGATCATATGGAGTTTAAACCACCTGAAAACATGTCATATGAAGGGCTTTGGATGGCTCTGAAAGACATCAAACGACGAATAGGGGATGCGGTGCTGTCTGGTGATCGCATCAATAGCCCTTACATCAAAGGACAAAGAACAAAAGCTGAAACAATTAAAGATGAGCTGCTGCGCCGATTTAATGAACAGGCCAAGCGAGCAGAGTGAAAAAAGAGAGGGAGATTATTGTGGAATTAAAGAATATTTTTGTTCTTAAAGTGTTAGATAGATTCACTTGTGGGAAGTGGGATCACTACCCAACGGCGGAAGAAACGAAACAAGCTCTACTTAAACAATTCGGGTCCTACACACAGTTAGGAAGTACCCCTATTACATTTGTAGTAATTAAGCAACAGACGTTTTATCAAGGCGATATACAAGATTTGCAGGAGGGCTTCTGATATGAAAACTGTGCCAGCGATTGTATTTAAAAACAAACGAACTGAACGCTATCTAAGCTATGGACCTGATTTTATGGATTTAACTGATCCTAATGGAGATGTAAAAGAAATTATAGATGCGTTGTGTCTCATTAGAAAAGATCGTGAGAAGCCAAGTGATCAAGATTTAACCGATTTTTACAACCTAGTGTCTCAACACAATGCTCCTCTTGATATTAATGATCTCACTAACTGTTACGATCCTGTTCATGTAGATTATACAACCGAAGAATTTGAAAGGATCAAGGCAAGACATGAGGAGGATGAATGAAGATGAGAAATACATTAGGAGACTTGAACAACCATTTATTTGCGCAGCTGGAGCGGTTGAGTGACGAAGACTTAAAAGGTGAGGAACTTCAAGAAGAAATTGAACGTTCCAAAGCTGTTACTGATGTGGCCAATCGCATAATTTCTAATGGAGCACTAGTATTACAAGCGCAAAAATTTCATACAGAGTACAAATCAAAAGATCTTGAGAAACCGAAAATGCTGGAGGGATAAAGGTGAGGTTATTCACTGAAGAACAAGAATCTTTCATCCGTTCACATGCTGCAGGTTTACTCAATCAAGAACTAGCAGATTTGATCAACCAGAAATTTGGTTTAAATGTTACTAGACAACAAGTGAAGACCTGGAAGCATAATCGTAAAATCTCTAGCGGTTTAAGCGGTTATTTCCCCAAAGGGCATGCACCGCTCAATAAAGGTACAAAAGGCATTTATAATGTTAGCGGAAATAAAACATCTTTCAAACCAGGACACAGGCCTTCAAATTACAAGCCTGTAGGTTATGAAAGAGTTGATCGAGACGGTTATATATTGATCAAGGTGTCTGATGATGGGCCTTCGCAAGAACGATGGAAACATAAGCATAAGGTGCTTTGGGAAGAAGAAAACGGACCGATCCCAAGTGGCCATTGTTTAATTTTTTTAGACGGGAATAAGCTCAATGTAAAACTAGACAATTTGCAACTCATCACCAGACAGCAATTAGTAAGGTTAAATCAAAACAAGTTAATTGCTAATGATCCTGAAATCACTAAAACAGGCATAGTGATGGCAGCTATATATTCTAAAATTGGCGAATTGAAAAGGGAGAGTAAACAATGAAGAAACTACTAATCACACTATCTATTATTGTTGCTTCGGTGCTTTGTGCGCCGTCTGCTGCGGCAGTAACGAGCGGATATAAAACAATTGGAGGACATACAGTCAGCGTATCAACGGATGCCAATTCATATACGCCGCGAGCCAAGAGTATTGATGTCACAGCAAGTAAAACGGGTTCTGAAACGGTATATTATCGTTTCACTTTGCAAAAACGAGTAGGTGGCAAATGGAAAGATCAGCGGTTCAGCTTGGTTGGATCATTTAAGAACGCCACACCTGCAAAAGAATTTTATATAGTCAATCACACATCCGGTACGCATCGTATCAAGATGACCATCTATAAATATAAAAATTGGACAGGCGTCAAAGGCCATATCTATACGCCGTCATTCGAGGTGCGGAAATGACAATTAAATTATCAAACCTATCAGATGAAACTAAACTAATCAACGAGAGCGGCTTTCTGCTCCAAACAGTCGCGGAAACAAAAGAAGACATTTTGGAACGAGGGGAGCATCATCACGAAGATACATGGTTTCTCTTCTTGCATGAAGACGTTTTTGGAGACGAAGTGGAAATAGATATTCTTCCTGACTGCTTTAAAGGATTTTTCAAATTTGATAGATCAGAACTTGTTGCTATCAAGGACAACATTCTACACACAAAAATGCACGGCCATAAGCTAACTGAAATCGAAAAAGGGATTCTTGAAAAGATTGAATCAGCTTTTCAGCAATTAGAAGAATAAATCATACGACATAGATCGGTGCAAAATTGCCTTGGTCTATGTCTTTCATTGTTTATAGAAGGAGGGTGAGAAACATGGGAGCTGAACAATTGTGTCTACTGCCAGGTATCGATGAGAAACAAGTAAGAAATGCTCTAATCAAGGAGCTGAAGGTCTATAGGGCCCTTAAGGTGAAGGAGGAAAACAGAAAGGAACAGCAGGCAAACGGCGCAACAGGCCTTTTTCCTTCTCTCAGGAACCAGGAAGTTTTAAATGAACTGAAGGTTCGACAGATAGAAAGAGCGCTAGAAAACAGCCTAGATGAAATTGAGCAAGACATCATCCGCATGAAGTATCTCTCATCACGATTCGTAAAAGATTTAGAGGTATGTGAAGAGTTGGGGCTGAAGAAGGACCGGTATTACAAATTGAAAAAGCAAGCGACGTTTAACCTTTCGACAGCGCTTGGAATCATTTAATTACTGCAAGAGTAAAGTCTTTAAGAAAAAGAGTAGGGGTAGTGTGAAATTAACCCCTCTCTTTGTAAGAAATCTTAGTGTATCTTTTATTAATCTTTAGAAAAAGTTTTAAAACTAAAAGTTGATTGTTATTGACTTTTTTACAGGTGATTTATTAGATATCACAGTTGCTGTAACTTCAACTTCCTTGGCTGAATTCTCTAATAAATTTAATTCTGATGAAAATCCTCCATCTTTATCAGTAGTAGATATTTGAGGTTTTAAAATACTTTCAGATGAACTTGATAAATTTACATTCACATGTTGTAAAGGAAGTGTATTGCATGATACTTTTCCTTTAACTTGAAAACACAAATCTTCCTTTTGGATAATTTCTAAAGTGATTTCAGGGCAGCTCGTTTTAACAATGAAATCTCCTTCTTTATAAACTCTTCTTCCGCATCCGCAGTTTCTAGCCATATTTACTCACATGCCTTTGCCAATTCTTTAATATTAAAAGTTTTGAACACACGTATCGCATGGGCCACCTGCATTTTTAAAGACGACATTGTCGACTAAAGCTTGACTCCCTGGAGCAGGGTTACCTATATTTTGGAAAGTGATACAAGCCGTAGTCGCTCCTGGTGGTGCACAAACTGTTAATGAATAATTTTGAAAGACACTTTGAGGTTGGTTAGATACCGCTATAATATGCGGAATATCCTCTGTAAATATTGGGTTAGTTGTCACTGTTCCTTCAGCAGTACCCGTATTAGTGATTAATGGTGGGCATGTTTGAGGTGGGAAGGAAACCGATGCAACTAATACTCCTCCTGCTCGCACATCACCTGCAAACGTAAGAGTAAAGCAGCAACCTTCTGAAACAGGAACAATTTGGTTGATAAAGCCAGGAGTTGCTACTGTTCCAACAGGAGGGTTAGGGTCTAAACCTAGAATACTAACCGATTGTATGGTTGGAGTTGTAGGACTTCCAACAAAACGACCACTATGAGCATCTGGGAAATCAACTACAGTAGCTGTAGCGGATGTCCATGATGCGGGTGGTGCCCCAGTAGCTGATAAATCAAATCCAGGGTTAGCTAATAGATTTGTACATGGACAGCAGGCTTCTCCAGTAGGGCCAGTAACACCTGTTGCCCCTGTAGCGCCAGTAGGACCGGTAGCACCCGTAGCCCCTGTAGCGCCAGTAGGCCCAGTGGCGCCAGTAGCCCCTGAAGGACCAGTAGGACCGGTGGCGCCAGTAGCCCCTGAAGGACCAGTAGGACCGGTGGCGCCAGTAGCCCCAGTAGCGCCAGTAGCCCCTGAAGGACCAGTAGGACCGGTAGCGCCAGTAGCCCCTGAAGGACCAGTAGGACCGGTAGCGCCAGTAGCCCCTGAAGGACCAGTAGGACCGGTNGCGCCAGTAGCCCCTGAAGGGCCAGTAGGACCAGTGGCACCAGTAGCACCAGGAGCCCCTGCAGCTCCAGTAGCACCAGTAGGACCAGGGGGACCCGCAGGGCCAGTAGCACCTCGTCTACCAGGTATTCCTGCAGGACCACGCCTTCCAGGAACACAAACTGTCTTTATACAACAACAAACATCTAACCATTCTCCACAACGACAACATCGCCTATAGCTCATTTGAACACACTCCTAAAAAAAATTGTAATCATGACATAATATTAGATAAGGAGAAATATGTAAGGGCTTTTTGGTACTTAAATATCTTTTGAAAAAACCGACAAAAAGGGGGATAAAAAGGGGACCTTTTTTCCTAAGTGGATCATCGTATGATAGAGACAAGCAAAACGAACGTGAATATTTTGTCCAGAAGGAAGAACCTGCGGACGCTGATCATTGAGCACTCTAAGTGCCTTGATTGGTGTCCGCTTTTTTTATTGGGAGACGCGCCTTTCCCTTATCAATGGCGTATCTGGATACGGAACAAAGGTGTTGAGGAATGTGGCCATACGAGAGGGACATTCTGAGCCTGGATAGCAGCTGGTCTGCGGCAGCCGTATCGAGGACAGTTTTTCATTTTAATTGATGATTGACTGTACTTGGCATCCTCTCGGAGTGTAGTCATCATTGCAAAATCAAAATCTATTTAAGCGAATAGCGTAAGGTGGTGCTTATTCGGCAAGGAGCGAGTGAAATGAAGATCAGGGATTCTGTTTCTAAAGAGACATTAAAGCAATTTAAAAGCATTGCTCCTGGTTCTAATAGTAAGAAGAGCGATGCTGATCCGATAACAAAGCGAGATTGGGAAGAAATCATGGGAACGAGACGCGAAACGTATCAAAGACAAGGGGGCCGTATCCGGAGGAAACGATAACCTAATGGGAACAGTCGTCTTTTGGGTGTATGGCTGCACGTGCTTTGGTGAGGGATAGGAGCGCAAAAATAAAAAAGGGAGATGATGAGCATGGCATCAGGATTTGGAGTGTCGGCGAACCCGACAAAAGCTAATCACAAAATTGGAGAGGATAAGGTCGTACGAATTGCGGTGCAAAACCACAACGACTTTAGTGCTGGTCCCAACCTTATTCCACAAAGAAAGGTTAATGGGAAGTGGGAGACAATTAAAACAAATTCCCCGAACCCGCTTAACCCAGGTGAAAAACTTTATGACCAATTTGACATCAAAGAATCATTCGGTAACAAGAAAGGCACTTATCGATTCAGAGTGGACGTAGAACGCTATGACAAAAAGGGCAATCATGTTGCAACCCTTGGAACATTCCACACTAGCGAATTTTACATCAAGTAAGCAGTTGATGCCGCCTTCAGGGCGGCATCATTTGTTTTTATAGGAGGAAACAGCGATGAACATCAAAACAATTCCCGTACATAAAATTAACCCATCACCATATAACCCCCGAATTGATCTGCAACCAGGAGATCCTGAATACGACTCTCTGAAAAACTCAATAAAAAAATTTGGATACATTGATCCCTTAGTATGGAATGAACGGACTGGCCATCTTGTAGGAGGTCATCAACGTTTCAAGGTATTGATGGAGGACAATCCAAGTGAAATTCTTGTATCAGTTGTATCGCTTAATGAACAAGACGAAAAAGCTTTGAATATTGCCCTTAATAAGATAGATGGTGATTGGGATGAATACAAACTCACTGAGCTAATTAAGGAACTAGAGAAATCAGGATATGATTTAAGTGCAACAGGATTCAGTGATACAGAACTAGAGGACATATTGCAGCAACTGGAGCATACAGGGCAAGGTGGAACTGTATCTGAAAGTAAAGAAATTGATTTAGATGACTTTGGAGACGATCAATTTGAACATACGTGTCCTAAATGCGGTTTTGCATACAATGAGTAGGTGACGACATGAACTATAGATGGAAATTGAGTGATCTTAAAAACATCCCTTCCAATGGGTTGAAAGTGTTCAGTACATTCTCATGCGGTGGTGGCTCATCTATGGGCTACAAATTAGCAGGGTTTGAGTTGCTGGGAAACTGCGAGATCGATCCGCAAATGATGAAAATCTATAAAAAGAATCACAAGCCGAAATATCCTTATCTCATGGACATTAGAGAGTTTAATCAGATCCCGCTCTCCGATCTTCCTGAAGAACTCATGAATCTTGATGTGTTTGACGGATCGCCGCCATGCAGCGTGTTTTCAACAGCCGGAAAAAGAGAAGAGGATTGGGGAAGAGAAAAGGCGTTCAGAGAGGGCCAAGCTGTCCAAAAACTAGACGATTTGTTCTTTCATTACCTAGATGCTGTGGAACGTTTGAAACCTAAAACCTTTGTAGCTGAGAACGTAAGCGGCATGATCAAAGGAAAAGCTAAAGGGTATGTGAAACTTGTCATAGAGCGTGCAAAAGAAATAGGGTATGACGTTCAGCTGTTCTTGCTGAACGCTGCCACAATGGGAGTCCCGCAGAGAAGAGAGCGGGTCTTTTTCATTGGCCGCCGAAAGGACTTGAACTTACCACCACTGAAATTGGCTTTCAATGAACCACCAATCACATATGGAGAGTTTAGAAGTGGACATGGGTCAAGGCTGAATGAATCGAGTAAAACGTATAAAAGATGGATTAAGCGGCAGCCATCTGACGGCAACATTGGAGACATAACTAAACGAACAGAAGGTAAAGAGCGGAATTTCAATACAGTATTAGTTAAAAACAGTTTAGTTCCGCCAACACTAGCGAGCGGTTCTGTCTTTATTAGATATGACGAACCATATTACATCTCAAAAAGGGATATTATTTTGATGCAATCTTTTCCGTTGGATTATGACTTTATGGATGCATCAACGCAGTATGTATGCGGTATGAGCGTTCCTCCAGTAATGATGAAACGGATCGCAGAACAGATACATTTGCAATGGTTTAAGTAAACAACATGAAATCATACAAGAGGTGTTTCAATTGATCATAAAAGATATACCCGTCAGCCAAATAAATCCCGCTGCCTATCATCCACGTGTTGATCTGAAACCAGGTGACAAAGCATACGAAGAATTGAAAGCGTCGATAGAGCATTTCGGATATATTGATCCGCTTATCTGGAACGAGAAGACAGGTAATTTAGTAGGTGGACATCAAAGGTTCAAAATTTTATTAGAATCGAACCCAACTGAAATCAAAGTGTCTGTGGTTTCTTTGAACGAAAAAGAAGAAAAGGCGCTCAATATTGCATTAAACAAAATTGAAGGCGATTGGGATGAGGAAAAACTGGAGGCTCTTTTATCAGAGCTGAAGGAAAACAATTTTGATACAAACATCATTGGGTATTCTCAAGAAGAATATGAGGAGCTGCTAGAAAACCTGTCTGTAGACAACGGAAATACAGTTGTAGAAGATGATGACTTTGATGTTTCTGAAGCTCTATCACAAATCAGTGAGCCTGAAACAAAGTATGGAGATGTGTGGCGGCTTGGCCGCCACACCTTAGTATGCGGTGATGCCACAAAAGCGGCTGACGTTGATCGTCTAATGTCGGGATATAAAGCCGATCTAGTTATTACTGATCCACCTTATAATGTGGCTGTTAAAAGTGATAGCAAGAAGTTGAAAGATGATGGCCATGCATCGATCTTAAATGATTCGATGAATGATGATCAATTTGATTCATTTTTAAGAGAGATTTTTCTTAATTATTCAAGGATCATGGATGATAAGGCGGCTATCTATATTTTTCATGCTGCATCATATCAACGTGCTTTTGAAAATGAAATGCGTAATGCTGCTATTGATATAAGATCACAATGCGTTTGGGTGAAAAATTCACCGACATTTGGTTGGGCACAATACCGATATATGCATGAACCTGTTTTCTACGCATTTAAAAGAGGTTATTCCCCTAATTGGTACGGGGATAGAAAACAAACTACAGTTTGGAGAACGGATTTGACAGAAGAAACTGGTCCTGCAACTGTGTGGGAGGTTTCGCGTGGTGACACATCAAAGTATGTACACCCAACTCAAAAACCACTTGAGCTAATAAATATCCCATTGAGTAATAGCAGTAAAAAAGGTGATAAAGTGGTGGATTTCTTTGGGGGAAGCGGGTCAACTCTTATGACATGTGAGCAAACAGATAGAGAAGCTTTTTTATTAGAGCTTGATCCGTACTTCTGTGACGTTATTAAAAAGCGATTCACGGAATTCACAGGTATCACTCCAGAGCTTGTTGACTCGTTGTAAATAAAAAAAGAGGGTGCTGACAACACCCTCCCTTCAAAGACAGAAAGAAGCTCCCTGCCTAAGAGCGTGATCAAGACGCGGCCGCGTTTGTGGGAAAATATCACGCTCTCAAACCATATTGTAATGGAGGACAGGGAGTATGACAAGAGAAAATAAGAACATTTGTTCTCGTTATGATGAAGAAAGAGAAGAAATGCTGCTTTTATTACAGGCTGAACAAGCTGAGGATATAGAGAAAGCCACTGCGAATTTAAGAAAGATCACGCAGGCAGGTATTGCACAATGGGTCAGAGATTTCAAAGCAGGAAACATCAAATTGACTACTGTGGAAGATCTGAAAAAACTCATTGAGTTAGAAATGTATTTACTCAAGAACGATGAAATTTGAAAACAACTCAAACTTAATTAAGCAGTTCGGAGGTGGGTGATATGTAATGGCTAGACCGCGAAATCCCAAAAGAGATCAGGCGTTCCAATTGTGGAAAGAAAGCAACGGAACCCGTTTGCTGAAAGACATTGCTGAAGAATTAGAGTGTTCACAATCGCTCATCCGCAAATGGAAGAACCAAGACTCTTGGGATGAGAAATTGAATGGTAAAGTTACTAAACCCAAAGAGAAAACCAATGGTAACGTTACTAAACGCCCTGGGGCTCCCAAAGGGAGTAAAAACGCCAAAGGGAATAAAGGTGGTAAAGCGCCACCAGGTAACCAAAATGCAAAAGGGAATACTGGTGGTGCTCCAAAAGGGAACAGAAATTCTGTGCGGACAGGTGAATATGAATCTATCATGTTCGATTATATGGACGACACAGAAAAAGAGCTCTTTGAGCAGATTGAGACCGATCCGCTCTATCAAATTGAATTGACCATACGTGAGCTTAGTATTCGAGAGCGGCGTATGATGCATAGAATCATGAAGTATGAAAATGGTTTAACCGATAATCAGCGACGTGTTCTTCAGCAACTTAGAAAAACAAAAGATGTCGCACCTTCGACAAGTGAGAATGGTGTTGTCAAATACGTTCCAATCATCAATGAACGTCTTGTAGTCACTGAGGTGGAAGAAACTCAATTACCTGTGATTGACCGCATCCTTGAAATAGAGGAAGCATTGACGCGAGTAACAGACAAACGTCTTAAAGCCATTAGGCAGAAACACGAAATTATGAAAACTATGTCAGAGCATGAATTGAGACTCAGAGGTCTTGATCTTGCAAACAGAACGAGAGAGGCAGAGCTGGAGCGGATCACCGCTCGACCTGTCGATGATTCGGTTCAAATTACTATAAAGAGAGCAAAGAAAAAAGGTGATGGCTGATGGTTCAAATGATGGAGAAGGAAGTCAATCCACACTTTGAAGATTTTCTCTTTGATTGGGATCAGAAGTTTCAATTCTTGGTGGGCGGTTATGGATCATCTAAGAGTTATCACATTGCCCTGAAGCTCATTCTGAAGTTACTAGATGAAAAGCGAACCGCTCTTGTGATTCGTGAAGTCTATGACACACACAGGGATTCAACCTTTTCGCTGTTTGAAGAGATCGTGAATGATCTTGGACTTGATCATGTCATTCAATGCCGGACTTCACCGCTCATGCTTAAATTCCATAACGGGAGCCGGATCATTTTCAAAGGTCTTGACAAGCCAACCAAATTGAAGTCGATCAACAACATCTCAATCATTTGGATTGAAGAGTGTTCTGAGGTTAAGTACGAGGGATTCAAGGAGCTGCTTGGTCGTTTGCGTCATCCAACGTTGCAGCTGCACATGATCTTATCAACGAACCCTGTCGGTCAGGATAATTGGACGTACAGACATTTCTTTAAGGATGATCAAAACAACCGATTTATCCTGGATGATGAAAGGTTATATAAAGAGCGAACGATCGCTATCAACGATACGTACTATCATCATTCTACAGCTGAAGACAACTTATTCCTTCCGGTCAGCTATATTAAGCAGCTGGATGAACTGAAAGAATATGATCCCGACCTTTATCGAATTGCGAGAAAAGGTCATTTTGGCATAAATGGAATTCGTGTGCTGCCACAATTCGAGGTGCAGCCGCATGAAGATGTGATGCTGGCCATCTCAAATATAAATCGGCCTTTACTTAGAGCGGGCATGGACTTTGGTTTCGTAGAGTCATATAACGCTTTGATTCGACTGGCTGTCGATCACGAGAAGAAATATCTATACATCTATTGGGAGTATTATCAAAAGGGCACAACCGATGATGAAACTGTACAAGAGCTCATCGAATTTGCCAAAACAAAAGAGCTGATCAAAGCAGATGCAGCTGAACCGAAAACAATCGCATACTTCAGGAAGATGGGATACAACATGGTGGCCGCTCATAAGTTTCAAGGATCACGCTTGCAGTACACCAAGAAGATCAAGCGGTTCAAGAAGATCATCTGTTCAGATGCATGCAAAAACACAATCTATGAGCTTCAGCCGCTTACTTACAAGACTGATAAAAACGGTAACATCATAGAAGACGAGTTTAAGATTGATCCCCATACGTTGTCGGCCATCTGGTATGCGCTTGATGACTATGAGGTAACGGACCTGAAAGAGAAACCAAAAGAGCGGACACGCCCGAACAGAGAAAGGAGGTCACGCTGATGAAAACGGTCAGAGCAACAGTGATGAAGGCCAATGTGTCTGAAACCACTAAGCAGATTTATGATGATGGATTTAATTACGATGCTGATGATGTGATCGAGCCGCCATACAATATCAAAGAGCTCAAACAAATGGCCGAGTATTCTACCATTCTTCAACAATGTATAGATGCATATAAAACAAATATTCTAGGCTTTGGCTTTGGGGTAGAATACGCCTTTGATTTTAATGCGGAAGATGTAAAACCGGTCAAAAAGAAGACAGCCGAGAAGGAATGGACAAGGCTTGAAGAGTTTGCCAGATATATGAACTATGATGAGTCAGCCGAAGTGGTCCTTGGTTATGTGATAGAAGACCGAGAGAAAACAGGTAATGGATTTGTCGAAGTGCTGCGAGAAGGTACAGGGAAACCTGCAGGTATTGAATATCTGGATGCACAATACTTACGAGTTTGTAAGCTGAGTGATCCTGTTGATGTCGAATTCCGATACACAGAAAGCGGACAAGTGAAGTCATTGCAACGGAAGAAAAGATTCAGGAAGTATGTGCAACAGGTCAACACTAAAAAAGTTTTCTTTAAGGAGTACGGCGATCCAAGGACAATGAACGCTGCTACGGGAGAATATAGCGAAAAAACTCCCCCTGAACTTGTAGCAAGCGAAGTCATTCACTTCAAGATTGGTAGCGGTACATATGGTGTTCCCCGTTGGATTGGTAACATCGTCAATATGTACGGAGCGCGAAAAGCTGAAGAGCTGAACTATCTGTACTTTAAACAAGGGCGGCATGTGCCGGCAGCCATCACAGTGGAAAATGGGATGCTTTCTGAATCGTCATATGAACAGCTGCAGGAATACATGAACGGCATCGAAGGATCAGACAATGCACATAAATTCCTGTTGCTCGAAGTGGAAGGGATTCCGAAGAAGGATGAGCTATCGAACGATGAAGAGCCGGCTAATGTGAAGGTGAATATAAAATCACTGGCCGAGATTCTTCAGGAGGATGCGCTGTTCCTTGAATACGACGAGAAGACGAGAAACAAGATACGTTCTTCTTTCCGTCTGCCGCCGATCTACACAGGCGAATCACAGGATTATAACAAGGCGACAGCTGACACCGCTCGAAAGACGACAGAGGAACAGGTATTTCAGCCAGAAAGAATGATCATCACAGGCAAGCTCAATACACTCTTTCTTCCTGATCTTGATCTCTGGCATGTGCGGCTCATTTTGAATGGTCCTGACTTTCGTGATCCGCTCGAAATCGCAAAGGTTCTTACGCCGTTTATTCAAGCAGGAGCGGTTTCGCCAAACGACCTGCGTGATCTGGCTGGGCGTATTCTTGGTAAGACACTTGAAGAATGGCCAGAGGAAGAATATCACCGACCAATTGAGGCTAAGCCAAAGGTATCAACTAGCTTGCTTGATACGGTTCTTCAAAAATCTGCGGGTTCCCAGGAAGATCTGATCCATCTCTTAAAAGATGTTAGGGATGAACTAGAGGAGATCCACAAATGAGCAAGATTGATCAACTGATAAAAAACATCAATACCTTTGTGCAAAAAGCGGAATCGGATGAGGTTGAAGAACTAGAAGCAGCTGTAGCTGATTTCCCTGAACTGAAGGACGTTCCCTCTTTGGTGGAAGAGTATGAGAAAACCACCGCAAAACTTCTCAGATTGCAACGCAGGACGTTTTTGAATGAACTGAATGGTTTTATATCCAAGGACGATTCGGAGACGTTAGAATCAATTCTAGCGTTCTTTCAAAATGACTTGTTTGCAGCTGATGAATTTACGGAGCTGTTTGGAAAAGAAACGGCTGTCTTTCTAACACTCACCGTCACACAGTTGGCTGAGAAGATCATGCATTCCATCGATGCAGATATTCCATTCAAGGTGCTTTCTGAGAAAACTGAACAGTGGATTGAATCATGGTCACAGGAATTGGCGCAGCTGATGCAGCTGAATACTCATACAGCCATAGAGCAAACGCTGAAAGAGGGCATCAAAGAGGGGCGCTCTATACAAGAAATTGAACTGGAGCTGAAGGACCTTCCTGAATTCAGCCGCAAGCGCGCACGTGTGACAGCTGTAACTGAAGTGTTGACCGCTTCTTCCGTAGCACAACATGAATCCTATGTCCAATCCCCGGCGGTAACGGGGAAGAAGTGGAAACACAGCGGCGGGAAAAAGAATCAGTCCAGAGAAAGTCATGTGCAGCTGGATGGCACGATCATTCCTTTGGATGAGGAATTCGAGATACCAGGCAGCGGAGAGCGGTGCATGTTTCCGAGAGATACACAACTCACGCCAAAAGAGCGGGTTAACTGCCATTGTGCGGTTGGTCCTGTGGTTGACCCTGTAATACTAGGATTGTCAGCTGAGGAAAAAGAAGAGATTAGAAGAAGAGTCTTACAAAACATGGAATGAAATAGTATAATATCCTCATTACTTTGGGAATGAGGGGAAATATGAGTTGGCTTGAGTTCTTTTCTTCAATACTTACTTCAGGTTCGTTAGCAACTATTATAGTGGTTTTGATTTTAAAACAACCTATAACAGTAATTCTTAGTAGAGTTGGTAATTTGTTGAGTTTTAAATATAAAGATATTCTTCATCTTGATTTTGCAAAAACTTTAGATGAAATTGAGCAAAATGAAGATGTAAAAGAAGATGAGCAACATGAAAGTGCCCCCAATAAAAATAGTCATAATAATGCTGAAACAAACGGACTGGATGTTGGATATGTAAAACATTATGAGCGTTTGGCAAAAAAGTCTCCTGAGGAAGCTGTTTATACAGCTTGGCTGGAGCTTGAGGCAGAATTAAGGTATGTAGTAGTTAGATTAAGCGAGAATAACTTAAGAGATATACCTGAAATAGTGAGAGATCTTCTGTACAAAGAACATATTTCTCAGAATATGGCTAATAACATTTTGGGCTTATGGAGTCTAAGAAATGATATTGTTAAAAACCCACATGCAGTGTTTCTTGATTATAAGGAAGCTATGAGATACTGTTCATCAGTAATTAAGTTAATTAAACAGCTGCAAAAAATTACTGGCGATTATTATATGAGTGGTGAAAAACTGTCTGATTAAAAGACAGTTTTTTCTTTTGAAAGGGGGTGAACATATGCCAAGGGAATTAATAAATGCAAAGATCACACACGTTTCATACGTGGACAAGGCTGCTAATCAAAAGCAGTTCTTTTTTATGAAGTCAGAAAAACAGCCAGACTTTCAAAAAGAGATCAAAGTCATTGCGAAGGCTGATGATGTGCAACGTCTTGTGTATGGAATTGTATACGAACCAAACGTAGCTGATGCACATGGAGACTTTATGACACCAGAAGAAATTGAGAAAGCGGCTCATGGGTTCCTGAAGGATGCACGTGAGATCGACAAGCAGCATGATTTCCAAGGCGGTGTCGGGGAAGTCGTTGAATCTTATATCGCTCCGTCTGACTTTGAAATGGGCGATGAGATGATCAAGAAAGGATCGTGGGTCCTTGTGACGAAGGCTTCCGATGAAATTTGGGAACAGATTCAAAAGGGTGAGATCACCGGATATTCAATGGCCGGAACAGCAGACATAGGAAAACAAGAGCGTGAGCCAGCTTCTGAAGAGAAGGGGCTTTTTTCTTTGCTCAAAAACTTCTTTTTATCAAAAGGAGAAGTAAAGAACAGATACGACAAAGGCCGCATGCGTCGTGAGTTTTGGGCGGCACAAGAGGCGCTGAATTCCGTTTTGTATAAATGGGATTCTTACGACGATGAAGACTTGGAGACTGATCCTGAAAAGGTGAGGGCAGCACTGCAAGATTTTGTGGAAATCACACAAGAGATTTTGCTTACTGATGACTTGGCTGGTATCCAAACTGATCCACCTAAAGAAGTCGCAAAAGCAGGTAAAAAGTTTTCAGCTGCTAACTTAACTGAATTGAAAAATGCAAGAGCCGCTATCGACAATCTGTTGAGTCAAGCGGAAGAGAAGGAGGAAGAAGAAGTGAACAAAGAAGATCTGCAAAAGATGCTAGATGAAACAATTGCACCAGTCGTAAAACGACTGGAAGACCTTGAAAAAGGCGAAGGCGAGCAGCAACCTGATCCGCAAGAAAAACAAATTGATGAAGAGGTCGCAAAAGAAATGGCCGCAGCTGTAGAAAAGGCATTGGCTCCAGTAGTTGAAAGAGTCGAAGCACTTGAAAAAGCACGTCCGCAAGGTAATGGTGTAGAGGATGCACAACAACAAGACTTACAAAAATCTGAAACTGTATGGGGCGGCTTGCTTTAAGCCAAGAAAAAGGAGGAACTAGAGTGAGAAATCAAGAGGTAATTAACAAAGCGGAAGTGACGCTTGGGACGTTAAAAACAGGCGGTCTAATGAATCCAACCCAATCTAGCACATTTATTCGTATGGTGCAAAATGCACCAACACTGCTACAAGATGCACGTGTCATTCCAATGGATAGCGATGCACAAAAAATCGAGAAAATTGGTTTTGGTCAGCGCATTCTACGTGCTGGTCAGGAAGGTGTAGGTTTAACTAATGAACAAAAGTCTGCGCCAACAACAAGCACTGTGGAGCTGAATGCAAAAGAAGTCATCGCTGAAGTAAATATCACATATGACACACTTGAAAACAACATCGAGGGTGATAATTTACAGAACACCATCATGCAAATGCTCGCTGAGCGTGCAGCCGTTGATATTGAAGAATTGATTTTGAATGGTGATACGAAATCTAGTGATGCATATCTAGCGCAACTTGATGGTATTCGTAAGCAAGCAACATCCCATATCGTAGATGTAGCTGGCGAACCACTTACACGCCAAGTATTCAAACAAGGATACAAAGCTGTTCCGCCAAAATACTTGCGAGTTCCACAAGAATTCCGTTTCTACACTTCCCCAGGACAAGAGGTCGAATGGAAAGACAAAGTAGCAGATCGTCAAACGAATCTAGGGGATGCAGCTGTACAAGGTGGACTTTCCTCCGCATTCGGTGTTCCAGTCAAAGGTATTGCAAACATGCAACCATATGGAATGGGAGAGGACGGCACAGATGTTTCGGACATCTTACTTACTCATCCGAAAAACATTATCCTTGGCTTCTCACGCAATATTCGCATTGAGGTTGAAAAGGATATCCGCAGACGTAAATTTATTATTGTTCTGACAGCGAAGCTAGACAGCAAATTTGAGGAAGAGGATGCTGTTGCTAAGATCATCAAGGTCAAGGAGTGATCAATATGTATACAGCTGAATTGATCAAAGGAAAGACATACTCTGTGATGGGGCATGTCTTTCATTTAAATCAGGAGAAAGAGATTGAGAAAAAGGTTTTTCAATATCTCGATGGCAATGACTTTTTCGCTTGTAAGAAAGTGAAAGCTCCTGCTGATGATTCAAAAACGGATGATGAACCAAAAGAAGATGAAGAGCCTGCGAAAGAGGAAGAAGAACCCCAACAAGAACAAAAAATCTACACTGAATCAGAACTGAAGGGCATGAACAAAACTGAACAAGAAGCCATTGTTATTGATCTTGGCGGCGATCCGACTCAGCTCAAAGATAAGAGTGAGAGAATTGCCTTCATCCTTGAGCGCCAAGAGCAACAAGAAAAAACAGGAGAGTAAGGCCGATGCTGATCTCTCCTGAAGAAGTTAGGGCGTATACCGTATTCGAGAGCGTGAAAAACCGCTCGGATGAACTATTGAAAAGTGACATCATTGAGGCTGAAGCTGAGGTATTTAAGATCGCAGGTCATGATTTCACAAGTGGAAAATATCAGCCGCTTCCTGAAAAAGCAAAGATCGCATTGATTAAAATGGCACAGTTTTTCGCATTGATCAACGGCGATGAATCAATTATCAAAGGGTACAAGTCTGAAAAAATTGGTGACTATTCATACACCTTGGCAGATGGTAACGCTGTTTCAAAGCCAGATGTGTATAACCTGTTGATAGATTTCTTTGAGCCGGGGGAACCGCCAGAAGATCCAGGCAACGTCAAATTGAGGTTGAGATCATTATGAGCTATCAATCATTATTAACGGATCGATGCGATATTTTCCACTTAAAGAATGAGCAGCTGTCAAAAGATCGTTTTGGTGTGCCGGTTCAGGATGCGCAGCCAATCTTTTCATATCCTGATGAGCCTGATCAAGTTGCGCAGCCATGTTATTTTTCGGAGAAAAACCAATCCATCACACAGCAGGAGCCAAACGCAACCATTCATCAATCGTACCTTGTTCATTTTCCTATTACTGCTGATGTCCGCCTGAACGATAAAGTGGTATGGGAAGGTATTACTTTGAAACTCCAAAAGCCCAGACGGATCAAAAATCACCACATTGAGGTGGTAGCGATGAGGAGTGAAAGCCTATGAGGATAGATGGTCTTGATCAATTCATTGAGGACTTGAATGCCGCTGTTAATGGCGGCTTGCAAGCTGAATATGAAGAATGGTTGGAAGCGATGGGTTATGAGTTCCTAGACATCGTTCAAGATGAAGTTATCCGTACAAAAACGGTGGATGCTCGTCGTTTGCTCAACTCATTCCAAAAAGGCGACCAAGAAAACGTCTTTTCGATGAGCAGTGGCGGTCTGACGTTGGATGTAGGGACAAACCTAGAATACGCGTCGTACACAAATGATGGTCATTTTACCATTGATCCCTCCAAGAATCAGGATAGACGATGGGTTCCTGGTAGATGGGTTGGTGCTCGTTTTGAATATGACCCAAATGCTGAAACAGGGATGCTCCTGAAATTTCAATGGGTTGAGGGGAGCGGCTATTGGGATAATGCACTTTCAATTTTTGAACAGATGTTTGAACAATCATTAGACCGCAAACTGCAGCAATGGATCGATGAACAATTTGGCGGTGATTAAATGAATCAAGAAGTCGGCGCCATCATGAATTATTGTTACAAGCAGTTTCCGGTGAAAGTATATGAAAAAGAGATTCCTGAACAGTTTCAGGTCCCATCGATGTACTTTCCTGCAGCATGGACAAATACAAAAAACGATACTGTTTCAACGTTTCTTAAAACCTACACGCTGCATATTAAAGTGTTTCACAAAGATTCTGGACAGGCTCATGATGCAGCTGAATCGATTGTAGATGCCTTGTCAGCTGATCGGAATATTATTCCGATGGTCAGTGAAGAAGGTGAACCGCTCGATCAATATGTTCGCATTAAGAGGGCAGAAACTAGGAATGGTGATCAAGGCGTGGCAACGATTGTCCTCACATGGGATAGCGCCTATTGGTACAACCGAGAAGAGCAACCGAGCCTAGACGACATAAATTTTTCAGATGGGGTGATAAAAAGTGGCCAAGAATAAAAATGAATCACAGGTGAAAGAAGAGAAAGTCGCTCCAGTTCTTCCTAAAGAAGCAGCATTTTCATTTGAAGCCTTGAAAGAGCACAGCAAGGAATTGTTTGGCGTAAAGCCAGAAATTCTTGAAGGTGCTCTTTTTTATATCAAAGATCAACCAATTACAAAAACAGAAGCAAAGAAGCAGATTGATGCTTTTTTGTCTAAGGAGGTTTAAGCATGAATGGAGGTACTTTTACACCAGGTACAGAAAAGAAGCGCCCTGGTATCTACTTCAATTTCAAAACCACAGCACAGCAACGTATCACTTTAGGTGATCGCGGAACCGTTGCACTTCCAATCACAATGAGCTGGGGAGAGCCTAAGTCGTTCATCTCTATCTCAGGCATCGAGGACTTAAATAAAAAAGTCGGATTAAATATCGATGACAAGTCACTGCTTCTTTTCCGAGAAGCGAAGAAAAAAGCACAAACGGTCTTGCTTTACCGTCTGAATGAAGGTGAGCCAGCAAAGGCTCAGATCAGAGAGAATTTCAACGTTCTTGCTAATTATGGTGGACAGAAAGGGAATGAGGTCACGATCCAAGTCACTGAAAACGTATTGGATAGCTCCAAGCGTGATGTGGTGACTTACGTTGGTACAGACATTGTTGATAAGCAGGTTGTCACTGATGTCAAAGAGCTGAAGCAAAACAAATATGTTTCATTCTCCGGTGAAGGTGAAGTGACGATCACCGCTGGTGTAACACTAAGCGGCGGGAAAAATGGTGTGCCAAGCGTGGCAGATTATACAGCTTTCTTAGAAGCAGCTGAAACAGAATACTTTGACGTGATCGCGCTGCCTAATAACACTAGCGAGCAACTAAAAGCAACATTTGTGGCCTTCGTCAAACGTTTGCGTGATGATCAAGGGCGTAAGGTGCAAGGTGTTTTACCGAACTATGCAGCGGATCATGAAGGAATTATCAATGTCACAAGTGGTGTGCTGCTAGAAGATGGCACAGAGATCACGCCAGCCAAAGCAACTGCATGGGTTGCCGGTGCGTCTGCAGGAGCAAACTTCAATCAGTCGTTAACCTTTGTTGAATATGAAGGGGCTGTTGATACGTTAGAACGTCTTGATAATGATCAAGTGGAATACCGCTTGTCGCAAGGCGAATTCTTGTTCACGTTTGATGCTCGTGATCGCACAGTAAGCGTTGAGAAGGACATCAACTCTCTGACAAGCTATACAACGGAGAAAAACAAGACATTCGGGAAAAACAAAATCATTCGTGTGCTCGATGCGATCAACAACGATCTCACTCGCGAATTGAAGAATCTGATTAAATTACGTAAAGCCAACGGAAATGACATTCCGGCATCTGATGATGGGCTGCAGCTGGTGAAAACACTCATCACGCAATATCTCACGCAGCTCCAAGATGGATCTGGAATCACTGGCTTTGACTCTGAGACTGACATCATGATCGCTTTAAATGAAGATCGTGACGGTTTCTTGATTGATCTAGCTGTTCAACCAGTTGATGCAGCTGAAAAATTCTATTTCAATGTAGAGGTGAGATAAGATGGCTTTTAAAGCGCAGAATACCATTTCAGGTAAGGAAGGACGCTTATTCCTCGATGGTGAGGAAATGGCGTTCATTAAAACGTTTGAGGCGAACGTGGAGAAGAATAAATCAGAGGTCAATGTCATGGGCCGCCGAATGACTGGTCATAAAACAACGGGGGCAAATGGAACAGGAACGGCGACATTCTATAAAGTCACATCACGTTTCGTTCAGCTCATGCTCAACTATGTGAAGAAAGGGGAAGACCCATACTTCACTATTCAAGCTGTACTGGATGACAAATCATCCGGCCGCGGCACAGAGCGTGTCACATTATTTGATGTGAACTTCGATTCTGCAAAGATCGCGGGGCTTGATGTGGATTCAGAAGCACTGGAAGAAGAGGTTCCTTTCACGTTTGAGGACTTTGATCTTCCTGAGAAGCTGAAGGATTCCTTTTAAAATTTAATCACTATAGAAAATGTAACAAAAGAACTGACTAGTGAATGTTTTTAAATAAAGTATTTTCACTTTTTTTGTACAAATATGATATACTTTTGATAAATGGGATACATGGGATAAAAGGGATAATAGTGAACCCTCCCTTTTCATTTTGAGAAAAAATTTGTTTACATGCAAAGCAATTTGCATAAAATAAAAAGAAGCCAGGATGCGTCAACATCCCGGCAATGTACAATGAGGCCCTTCAAGGGGCTGGCTTAAATCAGGTGAAGCAACAAGGATAGGCAATCCCTACGAACTTACCAGGCTCAAGGGAGGCCTATTTTTTGTTTATATACGTCAACAGGGCAAGGATAAACATCCCAAATAAAAGCATGAGCGAAATCGCTTGAAACGTTGACATAAGCATCACCCCCTTTCTTACGGGGATGAGCCAGACCACCCTTGAGTAAGCCGTTCAATTGTACGATTTATATTATACATGAAAAGATTGGAAAGCACATTCAAAAAATGGATGTGCTTTTTTGTATTCAAAAAAACAAATCAAAGGGAGTTTTTAAACATGAGCGAAAAACAAACAAACAACACATATGATCTTTCATTCTTTATGCCAGGACAAACAACAGAAGCGGAAGAGGTCAAATCAATCATTTCAAAGCGTTTCGTTGATAAAGAAGGTAAAGTGATTCCATTCGTATTCAAAGCGATCACAACAGAGCGCATCGATGAACTGGAGAAAGAAAACACGACTTTCAAAAATGTTAAAGGTCGTGGACGTGTAAAAGACTTGGATTCTCAACGCTTCTATGCACGTATTGCGGTTGAATCAACTATTTACCCTGATTTCAAATCAAAAGAACTGCGCGAAGCATACAGCACACAAGATCCAGTCGAAGTGGCAAAGCGTGTCCTGTCTGTCGGCGGTGAATATGCGAACTGGTTAAACAAAGCCATTGAGGTCAACGGGTTTGAAGATGAAATTGAAGACTTAGAAACTGAAGCAAAAAACTAATAAAAGACGGGAACAAAGAGGCTGTGTATCTCTATTACTGCATGCATGAGCTTCATTACTCCCCGTCTGAACTCTTAGAGGTCTATGAAGCGCCAAGGCAATTCAAGGCCTTTTTGTTTGGGTTGATAGCCCACAAACTTGAAGTGTTAGAAAAAGAATCGAAGAAAGGGGGATAAGACATGGCTCGTTTGACAGCTCGGTTTGATTTACAAGACCGCATCACGCGTAAATTGCGTTTGATCAGAGGGGACCTAGAACGACTTGATAGATTGCGCCGCAGATCAGAGCGGCCAATCACTTTAAGAATCAGGGACAATGCCACAATTGCATTAAGACGTGTGCAGCGGTTTGTATTGCGCGATCTTGCGCGAACTTATCAGCTGACGCTTGATGTAAATGATCTGGCCACAAAAGCACTACGAAAGTTCAATGGCTTCTTACAACGCAAGATGCCGCGTACTCATAGTGTGCTGATGCGCATTAAAGATCAGGCAACACCAGGACTTGTTCGGTTGCGTCGTTACATCGATCGGAAATTTGGTAAAGTAGAACGGTTTGCCATAACGGTTCATGATCGTGCAACCGCAGGGATCAGACGTATTGCTTCATATGCAGCGCGTCAGCTTGGCCGGGGCTACAGCTATACCATTAGAGCCGTTGATATGGTTCGACGAACAGTCAGTCGTATAGCGTCTTATACACGGAACACGTTAGGGACTGAATACAGGGTGGCGATCAATGCGATCGACCGTTTCACCGCTCCAGTACGTGGAGCTGTCTCATTTGCAAATACCCATTTGGGACGGACTTACACAACCACAATCAAGGTCCTTGATCTTATCACAAAGCCATTGAGAGGGATCGTGTCAGCTGTCACCAGCACACTTGGTTTGCTTGGAGTGGGTGCCGGTGCAACAGGTGGTATTGTCGTGCCGCTCAAAATGGTAGCGGATCGACAGAACATGACCACGGCTTTTGAAACACTGCTCGGCAGCAGAGGAAAAGCAGATGCACGTCTGGACGAGCTGACAGCCTTTGCCGGGCAAACGCCATTTACTCGTGATGAGATTTTCGAGTCAAGTCGTGTCCTTCAAGTATTCACAGGGAACGCTCTATCGACTACAGAAGGCATGAAGCTAGTCGGGGACGTTGCTGCAGGTGTTCAACGGCCATTTTCCGAAGTTGCGTTATGGATGGGGCGTTTATATGACGGCATTAAATCGGGGCGTCCTATCGGTGACGCAACGGCAGCTTTGCAAGAAATGGGGGCGATCTCTGGTGATGCCAGGGGTAAGCTCGAAAAACTTGCCAAGAGCGGAAAAGACATCTCCAAAACGTGGCCAGAAGTCACGAAGGAATTTGGCAAATACAACGACATGATGATCAAAATGTCGGACAACCTAGCCAACTTGTTCTTGGGTGTTAAATCATTCATCAACAACTCTATTTTGATGCCGTGGGGTAAGGGACTAGCAGCTGCGTTTCAGCCCGCTCTCGAAGCATTTAGAACGTGGCGTGGGGAATATTCCTTTGTGCTGACTGATCTATCAAACAAAGCTGAAAAGGCTGGTAAAGCCTTTGCGAAGAGCTTTTTAAATCCCACCAAAAGCGTATTCGGATTTATTGGTGATCAGTTCAAAATTTTGTTCCCAGGAGAAAAACTCTCCAAGAAGCAGACACAAGAACTGAAGGTCAAATTTAAAGACAATCCTAAGTTGAAGAAGCACTTTGAACAGCTAGAAAAATACAGAAAAATGGACTTTGAAACTCGGTGGAAGCTTGTCCTTGATAATACGAAAGACGTATTTGGCCAATGGTGGGAGAAGACGGGGAAACCTGGTCTTTTCAAAATGGCCGAGAATGTCGGGAAGACTTACGGTGGCATCATAAACGGTGTGATCAATGGTCTACTTGGTATTGATGACAAATCATCCGAGGACAGTTTCACTGATGCAGGAGCAAAGGCAGGAAAGATATTCATTGAATCGTTTCTTGAAGCTCTTGATCCTGTGCAATTAGGTATTCGGATCGCCAAGAAAATTGGCGAGATCAACTGGAATGCCCTAACAGGAGAAGGATCAATTGCTGGTGCTTTGATTGCTAATGCATTTGCACTCGCATTCCTCGGAAAAGTGGCCACGTTATTAAAGCCGCTCAAATCCATTCTTTCTGGCGCTTTTGCTGCCTACAAATGGGGAAAAGGTTTAAGAGGAGGAATGGGAGCAGGAACAAGCGGTGGTGTAATCGGAGGAGCTGGAGGAGCAGGGCGACCGCCAAGGAACCCAAGACCTCCTGAATATCGCCAGCCTTGGATCAATAGAGGTGAGCCGGTACGTCCAACAACTCCAAACCAAGGGCGTGGCGGTGGATTCTTAGGGAATATTGGTAAAGGCGCAAAGAGCATCGGAAAACGTATTCCTATTCTCGGTACACTGATTGCGGCCACAGAACTGATCGGCATCAACAATGATAATAAAGGTGAAAAGATCGGTGGATTCACAGGAAATCTAGGAGGCGGTATCGGTGGAGCTGCAATCGGAACAATGATCGCACCTGGTATCGGAACCGTTATCGGTGGAATCTTAGGGAGCATCTTTGGCGGTGATCTTGGCAAATGGATTGGAAAGATGTTCGACAATGGAACCATCAAGAAGAAATGGGACGAGATCGTCAAATGGTCAGAGGATGCAATCAAGTGGATTAAAGATACATGGAAAGATATTTCTACTTGGTTCAATGACAACGTTGCTGAACCAATTGGTGGTTTTTTTGAAAAAGCATGGACAAAAATTAAAACCACTTGGGAGAAAGTCTCTAACTGGTTCATGGAAAAAGTATTCATACCTATCTATAACTTTGTTGTACCAATCATCAACTTTGTGGTTGGTGTTTTCACCGTTGCTTGGAACATTATTAAAACCATATGGGGTGTTGCATCAACTTGGTTCATGGAAAAGGTATGGAAACCATATGGTCAATATGCAGTAGAAGCCATTGGATGGGTATGGAATAAACTTGTTGATACATGGAATTGGATCAAAGAGACATGGGGAGTATTGTCTGAGTGGTTTAATGAATATGTGTGGACACCATTTAAGACATATGGCATTCCAGCTATCATGTTTATCTGGAATCTATTCAAAGGTACATGGAACTGGATTAAAACAACATGGGTGATACTTGCAGCTTGGTTTGATGAGTATGTGTGGCAGCCGTTTAAAACTTACGCTTTGCCAGCCATTATCTTTATATGGATTTTGTTTAAAAATACGTGGAATTGGATTAAAACCACTTGGATTATACTTGCCAAATGGTTTGATGAGTACGTTTGGCAGCCATATAAGAAATATGCAGAGCCGGCAATCTCCTTCGTTTGGGAGAAATTCCAAGATGCCTGGAGAATTATCAAGGGTATTTGGAAAACAGTGAGTGGATGGTTTGAAGAGAAAGTATTTAAACCGTTGAAGGGTCATGCTGAAAAACTCACAGAAATATGGAATGGGTTTTTCGGTTTAGTTGGTAAAGTGGTTGGTAAAGCAAAAGAGATTACTGGAAAAGGATTTAAATTCTTTGAAGGAATAGGTGAAGAAAAAACAGGTATGAAAAAAGTCCCTACTAAGGGGAAAAAGCCAGATCAGAGAGCCACCGGTGGTTATATCACAAAGCCAACACTTTCATGGATCGGCGAGGCTGGGAAAGAGTTTGTCATCCCGACTGAAAACAACCGAGGACGAGGGAAGATGTTGCTTGCTCAGGCTGCTTCACATCTTGGAATGTCCGTAGTGCCGAGCGGTGCTTCACCAACATCTCCAGCAAGCTCATCTTCTCCAATGAGACCGGCAGCTGCTTCATCAGTTTCCACTTCTGCAAGTGGCTCAGTATCAATTGGAGACGCGGGCAACGCATCAAAATACGGGGAACAGTTTAGCACTGATTTTGAAAAAGGGTTAAACAGCAAAGGCGTTTCGCTTGAACAGTGGAAACAAGCCAATATCAAGCAACCATTTACTCAAATTCAGACATCGACTCCGCAGTATGGAGCGCAAACTGTCACCGGCTTTGCTGCAGGTCAAAACATGACACCAACTGGCACAGGTCAATTCTTAGATCAAAATGTAAGACAACCTTTCTTATCCGCTCGCCAAGAGTCACCTACCTGGGGAGCAGGAATGATTGACGCATTTAATAGCGGTATGAGGTCAAAAGGAAGTGAAGTGACACAAGCGGCTAAGGACATGGCCAAGAAGGTAGAACAGGCGTTTAGGGAAGAGCTAGACATTCATTCTCCTTCACGTGTCATGATGAGTCTTGGAAAATTCGCATCGATCGGAGTCGTCAAAGGTCTTGATTCAGTTGACGTGAAGAAATTCGCAGAGAATCAAGCTGGTTCCTTAATCGCTGCATTTAGTGGTATGGGTGCATCTAATCTGAGTGTTCAACAATGGCTCATGGCTGCTCTAATGGCAACCGGCACATCTATGAGCTGGCTACCTGGTTTGATGACGATTGCGCAGAATGAGTCACGTGGAAACCCGAAAGCGATCAACCTATGGGATTCTAATGCGAAGAGAGGAACGCCGTCTAAAGGATTGATGCAGACCATTGATCCGACCTTTAACTCTAATAAAGTCAACGGCATGAACGACATCTGGAACCCAATCCATAATGCTGCAGCTGCTATCAACTACATCAAAGGCAGATATGGAAGTGTCTATAATACGCCTGGATTAAGAAGTATCAGAAATGGCGGACCATATAAGGGTTATGCAAACGGTGGTCTAATCACGCAAGAGCAAATCGCCAGAGTCGGTGAAGGAAACAAGCGTGAATGGATTATTCCTGAAGAGCGTGGCATACGTGGTCGCTACTTGTTGGCTCAAGCTGCACAGGCTTTAGGAATGGACGTATACGATCCGGCCACTGCTGCATCATCTGAGCTTTCACAAGGGCAGGTGCAAACAGTAACAGCTGGCACAGCAAATGCACCGTCTGCTTCCAGCGGATCAAAACAGGTCATCATTAACTTTAATGGTGATCAGCACTTCCATAACGGCCAAGATGAAGATTCACTTGTTGAAAAGATCAAACGATCAATAGCTGAAGAACTAGAAGTCGAGATCAACACAGGAACGAAGGGAGTCGTGATCGATGGCTAAATCAAAATATCAATTATGGATTTCGCAAGGGAAGGACAAACTGCGATTCCCTGTTCTTCCTGAGAAATTAGAACTCAATAACAACGTACAAATTGAATCTATCAAAGTATCAAAATTTGGCGAGCTCACATTCTTGGATGTACCAGGAGCTCGTCAAATTTCATTTACAGCCTTTTTTCCGAAGAAGTATACACCGATCGCTGAATATAAAAGCATTCCATCACCAGAGAATGCAATAGCCAAAATTGAACGAATGATGCGTTCAAAGAAGCCTGTACGCTTTATTGTCACAGGGACCAAAATCAATATGCAATGCAGCATAGAGAGTTTTAACCATAGCGAAGGTACTTATGATGTGGGCGATCGTGAATTTACGCTGCAGCTGAAGGAATACAAAACCGCATCACCTAGAAAAATCAAACGAAAAGCCAAAAAGAGCAGCAAAAAACGCAGCTCAAAAGGCGCACCAAAGGTGTACACCGTTAAAAAGGGTGATACATTGTGGGATATTTCTGGTCGCTTCTATGGTGACAGCACAAAATGGCGGCGCATTTGGAATGCGAATAAAGCCGCGATGATCAAACGAAGTAGACGCAATATTAGACAACCAGGGCATTGGATTTTCCCTGGTCAAAAATTAAAAATACCACAATAGGGGGGCTGACATTGATTGAGCTTTTTGCCATCAGAAGCGGCACCATGTATGAGCTTGTGACAGAGAGTGTGACACTTCGGGGGCAAAGGTATCAGGCCCCCCGCTCAATACAAGCAACGATCGTGATAAAACAGGGTTCTCAAAAGTATTACAGCATCACAGAGGGTGACACTGTTCTTTTCAAGTGGAAAGGAAAAGAACTCTTTCGAGGTACAGTCTTTGCAAGAACGCCCAAAGATGAAAAGCTCACTTTTACTGCTTATGACATGCTTCAGTATTTGGTGAAGAACCAGGATGTCTATGTCTTTTCCAATAAGAGAGCTGATCAGATAATGAAGCGGCTTGGTCAAGATTTTCAGATCCCGATGACGTCGATCGCTAACACTGGCCATGTCATTAAATCACTTGTATTCAAAAACGATACAAGCCTATATGACATCATCTTGCAAGCTCTCAGGGAAACAAAAAAGCAAACAGGACGTAACTATCAAATCTATTCTGCTAAAGGAAAGATGGGGCTTAGAGCATGGCCTGATCCGTCCGAAGTATGGGTCATTGAATCAGGCGTGAATCTCATTGATTATCAGTACAGCACCTCGATTGAGGAAACAGCCACACGTGTGAAGATGAGAGCAACACATGTGGAAAAAATTAAGGTGCTGAAGAAGGAAAAAAAGAAATCTAAGACTACTGACAAAGATAAAGAAAAAGATAAGAAAACGACCAAACCTACGAAGCCGAAAACTGTTACGCAAAAGAAAGAGATTGAGATGCTGGCTGTGGCGAATGATAGTGCTGCTAGAAGTAAATACGGCATCCTGCAGCACGTCGAAAGAGTGTCAGGGGAAATCAATCAGGCACAGCTGCAAAAGAGGGCTGATGTTCGTCTCTCACAGAAAAAGGGCGTGAAAAAAGAACTCAAAAGTATCCAAGCACTCGGAATCCCTGAACTGCAAAGCGGCATGCCAATACGCATCATCATTCCTGATATCGGTATCAAAAAAACGTACTGGATCGATCAAGACAGCCATGAATTTAAAGGAACCAAACACACCATGACGATTGATGTCGTTGAAAAGAATACGATCCCAACGGGGAACCAGACATGAAACTAAGCGAGGCAATTAAGCGATTGGCTGTCGATGCTGTTGATGCACAATCACCAATGGAATTGATACTCGGTGATGTGGTGTCTGTTTCTCCTCTTAGTGTTAGGCTCAACGAAAATGACAAACTCATCATTCCTGAAGAACTCTTTATCTGGCCAACCCGATTAGATGAGGGGGAAGATGATGAGCTAGAAGAAGGCGATAGTGTCATGGTCCTTGCGATGACAGGCGGTCAGATGTTTTACATCTTAGATAAAGTAGTAGGAGGTGGTTCATGATGGCACTCTCTCCAGAAGAGGAAATTGAAGATTTTGAGGAAGATGAAGATGATATTGTTGAACCTTCGACTACCTACCGAATCGACTTTGAAACTGGCCGTCTAACCAATGAAAAGATTAATGGTCTCGATGCCATTCGCCAATTCGTTTACATCACACTTAGGACAGAGCGGTATGCACATCCTATCTACAGCCATGATGTTGGTTGTGAGGTGCAGGAATCGGTATCTGATGAAGAAGCAACTGATGAATACAAGGAGATGGAGATCCCGCGTCTAATAGAAGAAGCACTTCTTGTTGATGAAAGAATTGAAAGTGTGCAAGATTTTGAGATCACTAAAGAAGGGGCAACTTTTAAGGTGGTCTTTAATGTTGTGACAGATGAGGGAACCTTGGAGATCGAGGAGGTGATTGGCGAAGATGTTTGAAGAACAGTCTTATGAAGCCATCATGGAACGCATGTTGGAACGTATACCCGATGATATTGATAAACGTGAAAACAGCGTCATATGGAATGCGTTGGCTCCTGCAGCTGCGGAACTTGCTCAATCTTATATATGGCTTGATCAGGTATTCGATCTTGTCTTTGCGGATACAGCGCAGGGAGAATTTTTAGATAGACGAGCTGCTGAAGTTGGAATCACTCGTAAAGCGGCCACAAGTGCTGTATGGTCCGTTGAAGTCTCGCCCGAAGGTATAAGAATACCAACGGGATCAAGGTTCTACATTGATAGTCTATATTTTCAGTTTGAATCTGATGGAACTTTGAAATGTGAAACGACTGGTGCTGTAGGCAATGGGAATTTTGCAGAGCTGCCGCTCTTATCACTCGATAACATACCAGGATTAGAGTCTGTCATCTTTGAAGAATTGAAGATACCAGGGCAAGAGGAAGAAGACGATGAAGCTCTTTATGAGCGGTACTTGATGAGGGCAAGGCGGGAGGCTGTTAGTGCCAACAAAGCTCATTATAAAAAGTGGGCTGAAGAAGTAGAAGGAGTTGGCAGGGCGAAGGTGTTTCCACTTTGGAATGGTGAAGGCACAGTAAAAGTTGTCATCACTGACGGGAATTTTGACGTTGCGACAGATTTGCTTGTCAATAAGGTGCGGGAGTACATTGATCCGGTTCCGGGCGAAGGGGAAGGCCAAGCACCGATTGGAGCCACCGCAACCATCGAGAGTGCTAAGTGGAAAGATGTTGAGGTGTCCCTATCAGTGGAGCTTAAAATGGACTATTCACTTGAAGATGCTCAACAAGAGATAGAAGAGAAGATCAAGTCTCTCCTGAAATCACTTGCTTTTGAGGAGAACGTGATCAGAATGTCAGCGATCAATGATATTTTGTATCATGCGGATAGTGTCTCTGATTATGCGGATGTCTTGATCAACGGTGAAGCCAAAAACTTGCCGCTTCAGGACATTGAGATTCCGCGTCTAGGGCAGGTGATCGTCAATGAGCAAGTATGATGATATGAAGGCCTATTTACCTTCCTATCTAACGGAGATCACTGAATTTGATGAATTAATGAAATCCGAAGCCCCTGAAATGGAAAGGCTAGACGATTCTATTTTTGATATGACTGATCAGCTTTTTCCGATCACAGCAACATGGGGATTGGATCGATGGGAAAGAATGCTGAAGGTGCAGCGTGAGTCAGGTGACTCGATTGAATTGAGAAGGGCACGTGTATTGAATCTCATGTCAAACATTCCACCGATCACGTATGCATCACTAGAAAGAGCAGTGAACCGGTTCTTGAAGAACCCTAGCGCAGTGGTTCGTCTAACGACAGGCCGCTATCATTTCTCCCTTCGTGTTAATTTGGATGACCTGCAGAACACCAGATACATTGTAGAGACGCTTGAAAACTTAAAGCCTGCACACTTGGCTTACAAATTCACAAGCGTTCATCATACGGATGTTCATGAAATCAAAGACTATCGTAACAGGATCACACTGCGTAGCAGAGTGGGCTTTTTTGATCACATCCCAATCTTGCTGAATGGAGAGTTTTTACTTAATGGCACTTTTTATTTGAGCGGATCGCGCAATTCAACAGATATTCCAGTGCGCTTCCGGCAATCTTTAAAGCTGGCCATGAAGCTCAAAAAAGAAATGAAAGTTCTTGGACGTACAAGATATGTCATGGTAGGAGCCAAACACGAAACGGATCAACAAGCTGCTCTTACGCTTCGATCACGCTTCAATCATGTTAGGAAAGAAAAAAAGAAAATGACATTCCGCATGGCTGCTCATGTATCAAATGAGCAAAGCGGAAGTGTAATCATTAAGCAGAAATATTGGACGCTTGATGGATCGGTACCGCTCGACGGTTCAAAATATCTAGCTGCCACGTCCAAACAAATAGATTTATAAAGGAGGATCATTATGGCTGATCAATTAACCGTTACAACGCTTTATGCTCGCCAACAAATGGCGAAGGCTAGAGCGGAGGGAACGAAGCTCACAAAAGTGGTCAAGATGGCTTTTGGGAATGGTGGAACTAAGGACGGAAAGCCAATCTCTCTGGATGGAACAGAACAAGAACTCAAAAATGAACTTGTTCAAAAGGACATTGATTCCTATAAATTCATGGAGCCGGCGAAGATCCGATACACGTGCACCATCGCTGAAGGAGAACTGGCAGGAGAAGTGATCAACGAAATAGCACTTGTCGACGAAGACGGTAAATTCACCGCCATCCGCACTATGACAGACAAGCAAAAAGATGGTGACATTGAATTCATCTTTGAGATTGATGATATTTACTAGGAAAGGAGTGCTCATCGATGGACATTAAATCTCCTAAAGTGTTTGAAACAAGTGACAAGGCTCATGCGGATCTGTTCAATGACATGGTTAAAGTGTTGATTGAGAATGACTCTGGATTGTTAGATCAGATCATTGGCCATATTGATGACACCAAGCCGCATGCATCTGCAGCAGAGAAGAAGAAATGGAATGAATCGCAGCTATATAAAATCACAGCTGATGACGGCAAATACTTGATCTCTGTTCCAGCTGACAAAAATATTTATGATGCGATAAAAGACAAGGGGACCTGTACTTTCATTGCATCCCCAGGGGTAGAAGATTCCCCTGCACCTAGCAATGCTTATTTAAGAGGAATACAGACAGTTGGCCAAGATAAGATTGGCACTGGCTTTGCGGTAGACACGTCAGGTAATGCGTATTACTTTTACTATAATTCTAACCATATATCTATCACTTGGACGCAGCTGCCGACAGTAGTTGAAAAAGATAAATGGAACAATGGCCAACTCTATAAATTGACTCAAGATTCGGGTGAACGAAAACCGCTCCCCAAAGTATTAAACGGAACAGATGTCTTATCATTGCCTCCTGGCCGTTATTATGCAGCTGGTCAATATCTTACAAACATGCCGACAACCAATGATTCAGGTTGGTTTAATATCGATGTTGATACTGCTGTAACAAGAAAAGACATTCATGTCTGTCGAAGCTTTGATAATTTACATTGGTTCGGAACAGTCCATACAGAGGGGAATTTCACAGGTTGGAAACGTGTTATTACTGACGCAGATGCAAAACTCAATTGGAAGTACCCTACAATCGGCAACGGTTGGAAAACATATCAATCTGAGGTCAATAATGATTATCGGGTACGTGTTGCAAAGGATGCGCTTGGAACTGTTACTGTTAAGGGAGCAATTGCCGGAGGAACATTAGGTGATGTACCTGCCTTTACGTTACCAGAAGGATGTGAACCAGTTGCTCCATTCTATAATCTTGGAGTCGCTTCAAGTACCGGTGGTTTTAAAGGACCTCAATATAGTAGACAATATATCGCAACTGATGGCCGTTTTTGCATACAAAGCACAAGCAGCAATACTGAGTTTATTGTCGTGAATTGTATGTTTAAGGCAAAGGAGGGATAAACCATATGAAGCCAATATACGCGTACGATGAGAAATTTAAGTATATACCTAGTGGAGATAAAGAAATACCCGATGATGCTGAAATTCCAGAGGGTTTTACAGATGTTCAACCGCAAGAAGGGTTGTACATCGCAAAATACAATCCTTCAAGTAAGACATGGAGTGAGTCGGCAACCCAAGAATACATTGATAGCTTACAAACAGAGCAACCGCCGTATGATATTGAGTTACTAAAGCAGCAAAATGCGGTCTTAACTAAACAATTGACTGAACTGTCAAAGGAAGCAGCTGCAGCCAAACTGCGCGAAGCACAAATGGCGAAACAATTGGCCCAACTCATGACTGAGATTCAGGAGTTGAAGGGTGGTGAAAAATCATGATATATCCAACAGTTGCAGATATAAAGCAGTTTTGGGAGTGGAAGTGTTACGGTCCTGAAGACATTGCCTTTTATGTAGAAATCGGTTGGATTAACAAAGAAGACTATCAAGAAATAACGGGAGAACAGTACGAAGCCTAGAGGGGCTTTTTATTTTGCCTTCTTTAAGGGGGTGATCAAGTGAGGGAGTAGGTGAGTATGGTGGAAATGGATTTGGCTCAATATTTGATGACACAAGGACCATTTGCGGTTCTTTTTTGTTGGGTTCTGTTTTATGTTCTCAACACGACAAAAGAAAGAGAAAACAAGCTCAATGAGCAAATTGAGGCACAAAATGAAGTCTTAGCAAAGTTTAGTGAGAAGTATGACGTGGTGATCGATAAACTCGATAAAATTGAACGGAATTTAAAATAGTAGGAGGAAACAATTATGAAAAACTTCGACAAAGGCACTGTGATCCGTACAGTGCTTCTTTTTATGGCACTAATCAACCAGGCGCTTATCGTATTTGGCAAGCCAATCTTGCCAATCAGTGAGGACCAAGTCACTTCGTTGGCTGAGACATTGTACCTTGCCTTCTCAATGGTCTTTACGTTAGTAACAACCCTTGTCGCATGGTTCAAAAACAACTATGTGACTGAGAAAGGAAAGCTGCAAAAAGAAGCGCTGCAACAAAAAGGATTAACGAAGTAAGGAGCTGCCATGAGGTGGCTCTTTTTATATTTAATAGACCAAAAAGGAGACGATGAACGTGGTAAAAATCATTAAAGATTATATTCCGAAAAGCAACAAGAACCGTCCTGGCAACTACATGAAGCCTTTATATATTACGGTCCACAATACTGCTAATACTAAAAAAGGAGCAGACGCAGCTAATCACGCTAGTTTTGTTAAGCGATCTAGCACGGGGGTAAGCTGGCACTTTACTGTGGATGAAAATTGTATCTATCAGCATTTGCCGCTAAACGAAAACGGTTGGCATGCGGGAGATGGTCGGGGAACCGGCAATATGAAATCAATTGGTATCGAAATTTGTGAGAATGCTGATGGGGACTTTGAAAAGGCAGTTGAGAACGCCCAATGGCTAATTCGTCAGCTGATGACCGAGCAAGGCATTCCATTGGCCAACGTTGTGCCACATAAGAGATGGAGCGGCAAAAATTGTCCGCGAAAGCTGCTTAATCGTTGGGACAGCTTCAAAGCTGGGATCGCCGTTGCTCACACAAATAAAAAGCCGACTGTTAAACCAACAACAGCAGTACCATCCAAAACAGCAGTTTCCAAGCCTGCTAAAAAGTCATACAACCTGCCTACCGGCATTTTAAAAGTCACGAATCCTCTTACAAAGGGATCAGCAGTAAAAGCCGTACAAGAAGCCCTAGCGGCTGTTTACTACTACCCGGATAAAAAGGCAAAAAACAACGGTATTGATGGCTACTATGGACCCAAGACTGCGAATGCAGTCAAGCGATTCCAGCTCATGAATGGCTTAACACCTGATGGCATATACGGACCGAAGACAAAAGCCGCTCTCGAAAAACTATTAAAATAAAAATCTATAGATATGACTACAGGAAAAGAAATTAGCCCCTGTCCTTAATGGATGGGGGCTTTTTTGTTTAAAGTGTTTTTACATTAAGTATATCTGCAAATTTTATTAAATTTGTATCAGAACGGCTATCTTTTACATGAAACAGTTTCTTTATATGGTCCACGTATACAACTTGTCCCGATACCTCTCGAACAAACCCATCATCAAATAGCTCGAAATTCAGAGTCGAGTCTTCGCTCATAGCAGTCGCTATTGTATATTCAAATTCTTCAATCTGTTCTGGGCTTAATGTTGGCCGCTCAATCTTATGTTTTGCAAGATGAAGTTGCCTTAGTGCTTCGTTATGCTCAGGCAATATAAACTTCATCTTCCAACGGTTTTGATCCTTTTCTGTATTCCACAT